TTAAATTATTGGCAACTCGTCATCGTGAATCTGCAGTACCTCATGAGTTACAACGCCCACCACCGCAATATCCTCCAGCAAGTCATCCATCAGGAACGCACCATCATCGGTAATGATTCGTCGCGGCTGAATCATAATCATCGCCCACTCATACATGCCCGACATATCTATCAGCACAGTGTCACCGTTTATCGGGTAACGCTGCTTGTCGATAATGCACCTGCGTCCGTTCAGTTCCACCATGCAGCAGGAATTGCTGGAAGGAAGGATATGCTGCAGCGGCTGAAGCAGAAACGTTACTTCGCCACGGGCAGGTCTGACAGTCTGGTGGTGTATGCCGGCGACAACATTTCGCGCTTCATCTCCCATGATTTCTGAATACCCTGCCCTGCAAACCATAATTTACCCTTCCCGCTCTGGTTGATACCGTCAACGACACGCATTAGCGATTCGCTGTTGGCCTGTGGTTTGAATTCATCAAAGAGATTGAGCTGTGATACGCCCTGGCTGTAAAAGTCGCCCAGCATCACACCTGCTTTCATGTATCGGCACCCATCACGCCAGATGCGGTCAAGCCCCTGCATAGCAACTCGGATGATGTCGCGAGTGTCGCTAGTTGGGGTAAGTAGCCTGCCCATGGCCTGATTGCCGTAGAACACCTCACCTTCAGCATGCGGGCTGGTTCTGACAAACACCGCTACCTGGCTGCAATACTGCCGCTCTCTTCTCAGCTTTTCGGCGGCGCGCTCTGCATAGGAGCAAACCGCCTGGCGCATATCTTCATATTCGGTAATGCGAGAGCCGAACGATCGGGAGCAAACAATTTGCTGCTTGGTTGGAGCGAACTCTTCCAGCTCCAGGCATGGCTCTCCACGCAGCTCGCGCACAGTGCGTTCCAGCACGACGTTGAAGTGTTTACGGATGATGTACGTGCTCTGCTCTGACAGGTCTTTAGCGGTGATGATGCCCATTGCGTTGAGCTTCTTGCTGATGCGCCGGCCAACGCCCCACACCTCTTCTACCGGCACGAGTGCCATCAGCTTACGCTGCCGATCAACATTCGACAGGTCGACGACTCCGCCAGTCTGCGTCCACTTTTTAGCGGCATAATTGGCGAGTTTTGCCAGCGTCTTGGTTTGGGCGATACCAACGCCGACAACTAAATGTGTGTCACGCTTGATTCGCTCGCGAACTTCGCGCCCGAAATCCTCCAAGGCGCGGCAGTTACGTACGCCAGTAAGGTCGAGAAACGCCTCATCAATCGAATAAACCTCGACGGTTGGAGCCATTTGCTCCAGCGTTGTCATTACCCGGTTACTCATATCGGCGTAAAGAGCGTAGTTAGAGCTGAACACAGTGATGTTGTGCCGCCTGATATCTTCTTTCAGCTTGAAGTAAGGCGCTCCCATAGGGATGTTTAAAGCCTTAACCTCCGCGCTGCGGGCAATAACGCAACCATCGTTATTGCTCAACACCAGTACCGGCTTTCCCCATAAATCAGGCCTGAAAACCGTCTCACAACTGGCGTAGAAAGAATTCACGTCAACGAGCGCAAACATCACACGCCGCCATTTGGATTGAACACCTGAAACGTGCGCTCATCACCATCTGCGGTCGAAATGTCGCGGAAAGTGGTGGTGTGCATCTCGATCCAGCTATTGGCTGCGCGAAGCGTGTAATGCCAGTTGAGCCGCTCCAGTTCGCTCACAAAGTCGAGCGTGCTGATAGTGAAGCGTCCTGCTGCATCTCGCTTCATAGCCTGCTTAAAAGCCATCATGATTTCGTAGTCGCGGGGCATGGTCATCTCCCTCCCTGATAGATACTGTATATAAATACAGTAATATCGATCGATGGAATTGATCAAGTCGATTGATGAGGGTTTTTGCGAAGGGGTTGGTTCGGAAAGGAATTTAGGTGGGCGCGTACGGAGAAAGTGACTAGGCTTTAATCACCCACCCCGCAGCCTGCATGAAGATGGACGCGGTTCTAAGCTGCCCCGTCGCCGGGGCTTTTTTAACTTCCAGCCTGATGATCATCATCCACTGCTGAACTTTGCATCTCTGCCTGCCTGCGGTTGTAAGCAGAGTCCTCCGGCATATCCAGGCGGACATCAATCCAGCTGTTGGCAGGGACATCAATCAGGTCGCCCTTGACCACTTCGATGTCACCGTCATCTGTGAGCTTGTAGCGGCGTTTAAAAAGACTGATTTTCAGCCCGCCGCTTTCAGTCTGTTCGGCTTCAACAATACCCAGGTCACCAGAACCTTTAGGATCGCGCGGTGGAAGAAGCTGCCAACCTTCTGTGGCCAATCCTGCCGAACCGGTGAGAACATAAACGCCAGCTTCTAACCGTGAAAGTGTGATGCCTTCAGCCTCTTCGTTCGCAGTGCCACATCCACACCAGGAAAAACCGGCTTCTGCCACATCAGCTCGCTGGGTATTGTCTTGCGAACATACAATGCGCGCGACAGGAGATGCAGCCTTTAAAGTGCCGTCAGATGCTTTTGTAGTATTTCTGTCAGTGTAAAGGTTATAGATAACACCGTTTGTTGTCGCATTTCCTGCCGTTACTCTCACACCTGCGCCGCCATACCCCGCGCAAAGATTTGTGTACGTATCACCAGCACAAGCCACGATAGATGCGCCGTATGCGAAACCGTACGCTGTATCATATGCATTGCGATAAAACTGACCAATACCAGCTTTAAAAATGAAATTTAGTAGTGAGGTATCGCTTACTGCCAAAGCCTGGCCTGGTGCACCAATACCAAAACTTCCAACTTGAAGAAGACGGCCTGCCGTCGCGTCTACCTGAGATGTCACCGCATCACGCTGAGCCGCCGAACCCAGACCTAACGTATTGCGAGCTCCAGCCGCGTTGTTAGCCCCCAGCCCACCTTGAGCTAGACTCAGCGGTGTTGTCAGTCCAGACAGGCTAGTAATGTCGCTGTTAGCCCCTTTGTTTGCCTTATTGGAATACTGTGCAGCCATATAGCCCCAGCTCGGGCCGGTAAAGGTGCTCCGATCGGTTCGCGTCACAGTAACTGATGCCGCATCGCTGTAAATCTTCTGCCAGTTATCCATCTGCAGAATCATGCCGCGCGCGTTCGTGCCAATGTCGTTCAGGGTTTGCTGACTGATGGCAATCTTCAGTGAGGCAGGCACCGCGTACCAGGCTAACCCAGAAGCGCTAGGCCCATTGAATGGCACGCTCAAAGTGAGCTGAGTGTTTGAAGCAATTGAGGCGACAACCATTGTGTATGGTGCGCTGCCTACAATTACGCCTACGAAATCGCCCACCTTAAATTCTGTTGTGAAGCTGGTTCCAGTGCCGGTGACAGTGGCTGAATTATTCGTTAATGCAATAGTGCCTGCTGGCATAGTTTTCTCCGGGCAATAAAAAACCCGGCGCAATGGCCGGGTCTTTATAATTGGGCTGCTGTGCCGGGTGCCTCCCGGTGAACCTTTCAGTCGTCGGTCCGCGTCTAGTTTGTATTCAATATTTCGAGAGAAATAGACTGTCGCCCCACCGCACAGGGGGGATTCACAGCAGCAGAAGGAATTTATCTTAATATGATTAAGTCGTAAACAGATTATGCTTTGTCACAAGTGGAGCTTGTGAAGTTATTGGCGCTTACCCACTTCCAGCCAAATGGATTACCTGCATAATACTGTGTCTGATTGGCTTGCTTTCTTACGCCGTAAATAGAAACCTTTGTATCTTGTCCGCCAATTTTTGCATTTGCAATGCATTGCTGAGGCGGTAGAGACTGACACCCTACAGCCAACATACCCAAGGCAATAACAATGATTTTTTTCATTTCTTCATCCATAATTTGATATGCATATTTTATATTGCAGGTGAGGTGAATCTATCAAATCCAATAGAAGATCAATACGATAAATAAAACTAATATCTAGCCACATTTATGGCTGTAATGCGGTTTCGATAATTGGTATAGGTAGCACTTGATGCATTTCCATCAACGTTGCCAAGATATCCGCTAGCAATCTGTGTTGAATTACCATTAAAGCGCGCTGAGGAGCAAAAGCGAGCCACTACCGGTATAGGTTGACCAGATGAGTTATTTACCCCGGCAAAATACCCAGTCATAGTAGGCGCTACTGCCCATTGGCCTGAAATCGTTTGATTAATAACGTAACCAGAATTGTTAGGATTCCCAGAGTCTCCAATGTTTTGCACATCCCGCAGTACCTTTGTTTCATTGGTTAAAATGCACCTACCCTGAGAATCATTTATTTGTATGCCCCATGAAGGGATTGGCTGAAACTGGTAGCCAAATATGAAGACGTTAACTGTACGTGCTGCACCTCTGCAGTTCAGTTGCCATCTATTATTGCTTCCATTGAGCTGCAGGAATTCACACGTTTCTGTGCTTCCGCCTTGAGCTCCTGTGCTGTTCACGAAAACAAATCGCATTACTCCATCGTTCGCGTAAAGGTCCTGTACGCTCCCCTCACCAGAAGCAGAGGGTACATTCAGCACTCTTTTTTCAAGCATGGTTAGAGGCAGTGTATCAGCAATATAAAAAGCTACGCCGCTCTGATCTGTTAATAAAGAACCGAATGACATCAGAGCCTCGCGAATGCCAATATAATCCCCGGAACATTGGGGAATGTTCCATTTGAATAGTTACTACTAGAAACCTGAGTTACTACGATAGATGAACCACTAACGGCGATAGTTTTCCTAGCGTTAGTACTACTCGGCTCTCCGGTTGGCTGAAAGAGGAAATCAAGGACGTATCCAGATGGTAATGAAAATGCCTGATTGTAATTCCCTGATGCATTTATAGTCATTGTCCCTAACGCATTTATCCTTACAAGTCCGGTATTATTATCGTTGCCATTTGCATCCCATGTTCCATATCCGAATGCCATCAGCTCAATTTCCCCATTCTTACGCGTAATACACCATTAGCGTCATACACGCTTATTTGATTATTGGTCATGGTCATGCGGCCTGTGCTATCAGAACCGTTGTTTTCAAAGTTTCCTCCCTTGTCCATTCGCCAACCGACCGAGCCAGCCACATAATTGTTTGACTGGATGTAAGTACCGATTTTGGCGTTATCAATCGACCCATCCTGAATAAATGCACTATTCATGAAGACCTGACCACCGACCACTGCAAACGGTGAAAAGCGGTTATCGCCGGTGCCGCTGAGAATGACAAACTGATTTGCGTTCACAGCAAAACGCGTATCAACCTGCGAGCCGTTGATCGTCACAGCTACCGACATTCCAGCGTCGTAGTTCTGTCCGTTATATTTAATGCCTGTCTTGAGGGTGTAGATTGCTGAGGCACCAGAAGCATCAGCATACGCTGTGAGCTTTTCTGATATCGCAGCCTGCTGATCGGCAAACTGAGCGACAACATCCGTGCGCAATTCGGCCACGGATGCCACTGCATCAGCAGCTACTTTCTGAGCCTGAATAATACCCGCGCGGTTATCACCATACTGTGCCCACTGCTGTTCAACCGCGTCATAATTGGCGAGGATGTCTTTCAGTATGGTTTCCGGGTCGGTAATAATCGGCTCAAGCAGTGCCTGCCCGTCTTCCGAATTAAAGAAGTCCTCGGCAATGTCTTCCAGATAATCCGATGCCTGGTCGTTTGCCATGCCGCGAACCCATTCCGTAAAGCCGGATTCGTTGCCAGATTTATCTACCAGCTGAGCGCGGTACCAGAAGACCTGTCCGGCACGAAGGCCAAGCTGCGTGTAGGTTGATTGCGGGTAAGGAACGTCAGCGAGCAGTACAGGACTGGATTGGTCTGCGTTAGGTGTGTACTGAATTTCCGTCATCAGCGTATCAGACGTATTCGCCGGGAAGCCCCACGTCAGAGTGATGCCCCAGTTGATGCCCAGCGCGGTTAGCCCTACAGGTTTCGGTGGGTTGCCCACTTTTCCCGTCAGCGTTTTCTCAAGAGAATAACCCCAGCCTGACGAAATCTCGGCGGCGTTAATCGCGCGAACGCGCACCAGATAGCGGCCAGAGTAAATGCTACCCACCTCAAATGACGTGGTTGAGTTGCGCAGCACATTGACCCAGTTCCCATCATTACGCCGCCACTGAGCTTCATAGCTGATAGCGTTTGGCGTTGCATCCCACTGCACGCGCATCGTCTCCAGGCTGATACCCTGCTGAACAACCGAATATGAGTCGATGACGATATTAGATGGTGCAGACTGGTTACCGGGCGGAATTACGCTGATAGGACGATCATCAATTACCGCGCCGGTGTCGATGCGCGCATATTTGTCCGGGTCATGTGCTGCTGCGGTAATGGTAAACGTACCGTCTTCATTTTCAGTTACCGATGTTACGCGGTACTGCTGTGCATAAAGCTCTGTCGATTCCACGACCCATACGCATTCAGCCTCTGGTGTTTGAGAGTATGAAGCGGTGACGGTGACAACTTTTCCACTCACGCTTTGAATGGTCCGGCTTTGCGATGTTCCGTTCGGAAGATTGACCTGTAGCCGGTCCCCCGCCTTAGCATCGGGAGCACGATCAAGCGTTATTGCGCGATTGTTGACGGAGCTGATGCGCCCGCCAGCTACCAGACCGGAAAGATATTCGTCAGCAACTGCGATGACATAGCCAGGCATTGGAATGTCGCCATCAAGACCAACAGAGAATGCAACAACGCGGTCTTTGTTGTTTGTCAGGATGCCCCAGCGCCCCTTACGGTTTGCTTCTGACTGGCGAGTACATCCAATCGCGGTCACTTCAAGCTGGTTATAAACTTTGTAGCGGGACACCAGGTCTTTTTCGAAGACAGGTTCCATCGCATCGGCATAACCATTTGCGGGATCGGAGTAAGAAACCAGCGCCGAGGTATATCGCGTTTTGGTAGTGCTGCTTGAATACGCAAATTCCCCGTCAACCACGTTGGCATTAGTGAAGTTGTAATCGACATCGCGCGGCATATCGGCCAGCGCCACAATCTGATCGCCACCCCAGTACGTCATACCCCGGAAGATGGCCGCAAAGTCTCGCATGACCGTGTATGCATCATTACGCGTCTGCACGTAGACGTCACATTTATAACGCGGCTCGGTGCCGTTTCCGCCTCTTCCATCCGGAACCATCTGATCGCAATACTGAGCAACCTGATAAAGCGTCCATTTATCAATGTTGGCTGCTGTAAGACGATCACCAAGGCCGAAGCGATCGGTAACGACAAGGTCGTAAAATATCCATGCGGGGTTATCGGTCCACGCCCATTTAAACGTACCGAGCCAGGTGCCGGAATACGAACGTGTAACAGGATCATAATTGTCAGGAACGCGAACAATCCGACCTTTGGGTTCGCAGGTGATCTGCGGGATGCTGCCGTTAAACTGGCTTGAGTCGAATTCGATATAAAGCAGCGCTGTATTTGGATAACGCAGTTTAGCGTCAATTACCTCTGTGTAACTCTGGAGACTCATCGTGTCGCCAACTTTGGCGCTGTTTGCATCCTGCGTTATCTTGCGAACGCGGATGGTCCACGTGCTGCCGGCCTGCGGTAAATCAATGCGGTGGCTGCGTTCATAGCCGGTAGTTGTTTTACCCGTAACTGACGTGTTCAGCACGGTAACCCAACTGCCACCGTCGGTCTGCAGGTCTACCGCGTAATTCAGGCTGTAACCTACAAGGTCGCCATCATCTTCCTGCCTGAAAAGTGCGGGCCACTTGAGGCGCAGGCGGATCGCCGATAGCTGCGTATTGGTGAAGGTATGAATCCAGGAGGTTGAGCTGGAAATATCGGTACCAACAGCGATTTCATTTTCTGTGCCGGGTATGCCCTGAATGTAATTCTGCGCCTGTGTGCCAGGTCTGAACTCCCACGCAACACCGCTGAAGTTCTGAGAGCCGTCAGCATTCTCAATCGCAGTGCCGTCCAGAAAAATCTGCTTACCGGACAATCCGCCATAAAACTCACCCTCTCCGAGTGCCAGGAGGATTTTGGCTTTTGCTACAGACTGGAGGTCGTCGGGTTGTTCTGTTGGTGTGCGGGATGAAGAAGAGCCGCCCTTGCGGCCTTTGATAGCGGTAGCTGTAGCCATATTGCGCCCATAAAAAAAGGGCCTCCGAAGAGACCCTTAAAATGATGAATTAACGAGTTACTGCTGATCCTCCACGTAAATTCCCGCAGAGATAATTGCCCCGCCTATGCGCCGCTGTCCGTAGAGAAGAGGAACCGGATAGCCCTGTGCGGCGGTATTTGTTGGACTGCCGAAAGCATATGACGCCTGATTGTCAGCATCTTGTTTACTGGATAGACCAGGTGTTTGCGGTGAAAGCATCTGGATAACACCGCCAACCATCATCGCAGCACCCATTTGCATAAGCGGAACCCCCCAAGCCCCGCCACCTAAAGCTTGCCCCCAAGGAGTAAATGCACCTATTGCACCAACAACGACAAGCACAGCACCAAGAATTGTCTGTAACAATCCTCCACGTTTTGAACCTATGAAAATTGGAGCAATACGAATATCCTCGCTCCCACGATCCATGTCCAATTCATCCTGACTTACATTTCTCTTTCCGCTGAAAACAGAATATGTTAACCCTTTTTTTTTACTGTTATTCAAAAACAATTCAAAACCGGGAAACACTACACACATAGCCCTTATCGCTTCTCTTGGTGTTTCAACCGCCATATGATGAACCCTGCCAAAAGTATTACCAAGGACACCATATAACCTAATAGTGCGCATTCTTTGTTCCATAATTAGCCCCAATAAAAAACCCACCTAGTGGTGGGTTGTTTTTATTTTAAAGTCGTAGGTAGGATATCTATATTCCCGCTTTGGTCTATAAATATTCTTAAGTTTTTAGGCTTGTTTTGTTCAATAACAAAATCCCTTTCTTTAACTGATCCACCATTACAAAATCCACGCCCCATAAATCCAGCGCCAACGGTGATGTTCCCAGGGTTAACATATGCTGTCGTTTTTTCACCCGTTCCTAATTGAGCAACGTCATCCCCATCAATTAAAACTGTTATGGAGCATCCGCCAGATACCAATCCGTTATCCCTAACTATAGTTAGAGCAACTCGTCCTTGCTGAAATGAGAAATTTGGCGCTGATTTTACAGCTTTAGCTATGTTGGGTGCCACTGACGTGGAAGAGCATCCATATAAACAGAAACAAAGAATCGCAATTGCTAATTTGATATTAAATATTCCCATCATAGCCCCTGTTTTTTTCTTGCCTCGTCGAGGATTTTTTCGGCTTCGCTCAGGTTGTCGTTTGCGTAATCTTTTTCACCTATTAGCTTGCCGAGTTTTTTATCTATAGATTCAAGCAGCTCAACCTGCCTATTTGCTCTAACGCTGGCCCGATTAATATAGAACCAGATAAAAATAGAAACCAAACAAATAATTATTGTCCAAAATAAATCACTATTTCCCATGAAACCCTCCTTAGATTGAGAGGAAATCGTAGCATGGCGTTAAGACAAATTCACATGTCTTACGATCTTCATCGTCCTTTCCTGCCAGTAGCCGCCGTAAGGGATTCTGTTACTGACCCGTCCATAAAGATGGTGCAGCATCATATTTCCATCCAACATCACGCCTGCGTGATTCCACTTATTTGACTGAACCTGCATCAGGATCACATCACTTGGCTGAGGAGCGCCCTCAACTTCGACAAAGCCCCCCTTTTGCCAGTTATCCTGATAGAGATTTTCCGGATACTGGTCTTCCCACCATGGGTAATCGACGCGGTAATCGGGAAGCTCTATTTCATGTTCCTGTCTGAAATAACTCATAACCAGACCCCAGCAGTCGGAGTGACCCAGCACAAACGGGCGACCAATCAGCGGGAGTTCATCGCGCGGCTGAATCGTGCGTAAGTCACCTTCTGGCCAACTCACGATATGCCACGGCACGCCGCTTGCATCACACATCGCTTCATCCAGTGGACTGGGGCGCGTGGTTGCGTCCGGGTGGCTGTGGGCAATGGCGATCACAGTTCCCCACTCCTCCGCTTCGGCGTAATCCTCTGGTGAAAGATGAAACTGCTCAGTAGGTTCTGGTGCCATATTTCGGCAGGGAAAGTAGCGCTCTACCCGGCTTTTCTGCGCTATGACACCGCAGCACTCGCGCGGGTATTCCGCCTCTGCATGTGCCAGAAGCGCATCAATTGTTTTCTGACGCATGATTAGCTCCGGATTAGCGAGGTGCCGGGGAAGCCACCGAACGACAGCTCATTGTTTTCACCGTATCGCTTCTTACACCCCGTCAGCGTGCCACTACATTCATCAAGCGATGGATCGTCTACCGGGTTGTTGAACTTGTCGAAGTAGCGCGTGCCAGCGTAATCACAGCCATCACCGGAGCGATACTTGCCGCGAATACACCAGGTGCACAGAGAATGAAGCTGCCGCGTGGGGATCATCAGCCCCTGCAAATCCATCGGGCTGCTGAGCATGAACTCAACCTGTGTTTTAGTCTCGGTGCTTTTGCTGTCGATGTAGAACACCTTCAGCTTTTCCTGTGTCGGATCAGCTGCGGTATTTCCACCAGCAAAGTTTTTCGCATCAAGATACTGCGCCAGCGTGTCATGAATGGACACCTTCGCCTGCAGCATGTCGTCATATGCCAGACATAGTGCGGTGATTGAACCATCGAGGTTAGCCACCGTTAATTTTGGCTGGGCGCTGCTGCCGGTTGTGGACGACTCCATGCCTTCGATTTTGCATGGCCACGCTTTATATTCGGCACCCTGCCACCAGATGGATTTTGCCGGAAGCTTAGTTTCATCACCGCCTGCAGCAATAATTTCCGCCTCAGTGTGCGGGATGTTATAAGCGTGAAATCGCAAGACCTCCGCCACGTCGAACGCGGTACCATCCACCTCAAACAGGCGAACGGCGTTACCCGGCTCAAGCTTCTGATAATCGCTGTTCAGACTCATGGTTTAAACGCCTGCAAAAACGTCGCGTCGAGGTTATATTTCTTTCCGCCGAGCGCGGTAGGTTTGTAAGTCTCGCAGCGGTAAAGACCGATGCTTTCCAGTGGAGGTTTCCACTGAAAAGCCCGTGTTCCACCGTGTGCGTCCAGAAAATCCTTTATTGCTTTGATGTAAGCCTCACTGCCGGTAAAGCTGAGCGTCCATTCCTGACTGCGTGGATTCAGCCCGTCACCGGCAACCTGGGTATAACCATCACCAAACTGAACAGTGCGGTTCCTGAACTTAGCTTCAGCTTCAGCATTGATGCGCGGACACCATGTAAAAACTTCGATAGCCATATTTATCTACTCTTAGCCATGTTCCAGATGTCACCACCAGGGCGAATATCGCGCATTTTCAGTTGCTGATATCGCTGATCCACGAACCGGCCAATTTCAGAACCGAATTGCTCAAGCCCTGCTGTTGATTGCGTATTCGTGTTTCCGCTTCCATCAATGTTGATGATAACCGTAGGTGCGCCACCCGGTGTTGCGCTGTTGACACCCCCCACCGCCCGGACGCCGAGAGAGCCATCCGCCGCGCGCGTGAGAGGCATGATAGCCTCCGGACCAGCCTCACCCATCAGACCGGCCCCCTTAGCAAACGCAAACATTGTGGGAGAGCTGACAACGCTGTTGCTGTATGCGCTGAGCGATGGAGAGTCATAAACCCCGCCCTTCGCATTAAACGTCAGGTTGCTGAAGTCACGCCCGCTGTTGAATGCAGTGCTCGTGCCACTGCCTGCACTTGCAGCTGTTCCACCGAAGTAGCTGGCGGCTCCGGATATCAGAGACCCAAAGAGTCCACTGGAAGAAGAACCGCCGCCGATCGCATTCACAACCGCCATTTGGGTGGCAACCTTTGCAATGATCTGGAGAATTGATATCCCCCATGATTTCCAGCTGACTTTGTTGCCTTCAAGCATGGAGGTGACATTGCTGAATGCGCTATCCATCGTTGATTTGACGCCGTCTGAGACTGTGCCTGATACGTTGGTCATCTCATCCAGCCAGTTGTTGTAACCCTTGCCGACGCCGGATAACCAGTTCTGTTCAGCAGCTTCAATCGCCTGATACTTTTTATCCAGCGCATCCAGCGCCTGCTGGCGCGCAGCAATCGCGGCGGTACCTTTGTCCGTTTTATCGAAGACGCGCTCAACCTGCTGCCGATCGTCGTACATGCTCCGCTGGCGATCGCTCATGCCTGCGGTGTCGGTAGTCTGGGCTGCATCATCCCGGTATTTACGGGCGGCATCGGTCAAATCTTTAAGCGCTTCGGTTTGCTCACGCTGTTTCCGCACGTTTTCTTCAGCGCGCTGGGTCCAGGTGGCAAGCTCCGCTGAATTACTCCGTATGGCTTTGCGTTGTTCTTCCGTCCATTTTGCGCCCGTCTGATGTGAGGCGGCGTAGAGTTCAGAAGCCTTTTCACCCTCAGTTGCGCGAACCTTCTGCACTTCAATGGCAACGCTGAGGTCTGCCATTTTGCGCGCATAGTTTTCTGACTGCTGCGCCGCTGCCCGCTCCTCTTTACCCTGTTCACTGACGGCTTTTTTACCTTCCCGCAGGGACTTGTTCAGGTCCTCCTGCTTCTGCCATGCCTGAACGGTATTGCTGATAAACTTCTGCCGCGCCTCGGTATACTCTGGCGTATTAGTCAGCCCTGCATCATCAGCGGAATATTCTGCCTGACGCCTTACGCGGGCAGCGCCGGAGAGACCGGCCAGCTCGTTTTCACGCCCTGACTTCTGCAGCAGGTCAGACTGCTTTGAAGTGAGCTGAGCCGATGGAATCCGAAAGGGTGCGTTTGCCAGATTACTTCGGGTCGCAAGAAGTTCATTACCGAGTGACAGCAGGCGGTTAAATTCCGTGTGCTGGCCGTTCATCATCAGCAGCGACTGATAGGCCGTGTTCTGCTGAGCGGCCTGCTCACGAATCAGCGTTACCCGACGATACTCCAGAGACTCCAGCACCTGCTGAATTGTTGCTGCTTTCTCCTGCATCTGGTTAAGTCGCGCCTGCTCGACCGCCAGTTCAGATGTAGCCTGCTGCATTCCGGTAGATACTTCCTCAACGCTCGTCAGATAATTAATAAGGAAGCCGCCGACGGACGGGCCGGGATTTGCCATTATCTGCTGATAACCCTGTATCTGCGTTTTGAGCTTATCAACCTTCGCGGCCTGCTCGTCGATCAGCCGGTTCTGCTCGTCCATTGACGTGCGGGTTTTTGACTGAGTATCAGAAACCTCTGGCAGGCTCATGCCCGGCGCAGCTTTTCTGACATCATTCAGCGTTTCGATGTAAGCGCGCGCTGATTCCCGCGCCTGCTCCTGCCGCTGATACATGGTGTACCAGGCACCGGCACCCAGCATTAGCAGGCCGGGAATGCCACCCACCAGACCCAGAACGCCGCTGGTAAGCCGCGAACCAACGGATGTAATGCTGTTCAGTCGTTCCTGCGCGGCGGCTCGCGCATTCACATTACGCGTCAGCACTGCCTGCGTTGCTGCCAGTCGGCGCTCTGCAGCTTCCTGTGTTGCCGTTCCTCTGGCTGCTACTACCGCCTGCTGTGCGCGGTAAACAGCTGCGCGCGCGCGCGCGGTTGAAATCTGCGTGCCCCGGATTTGAGCCTGCGTCAGCGCGACTTCGCTCTTGTACGCCGTTACGATACCGGCAGAAGCTGAGATTGCGCCCGATGCCATACCGCCAAAGAATTTAGCGGCCCCTACGGCAACCAGCGCACCGGCAACCGTAGCCACCGAATCGATATTTTTCGCTGTACCTTCCAGTACGCCAGAAAGTGATGCGGTTACGCCAGAGGTGGTATTCGCTTCACCCACCCACTGCTGGAAGGCGTTCTGCACTTTAGTGACCGAGCCTGAGACCGAATCAGGCAGGGATGAGAATTCGCCGCGCAGCTTATCGAGCTGGCTGGTCAGCGCTGGCACCACTTTATCAATGGTGAGCTGCCCCTGATCGGCCATCGCCTTCAGGTCTTTACGCGCCACGCCCATGCCGGCGGCAAGAGCACGAATAACACGGTCGCCGGATTCGTTCACCGCGTTGAATTCTTCGCCGCGCAAGACGCCCTGAGCAAGCGCCTGGCTGAACTGAGTAATAACGGAGCTACTTTCCTCAGCACTTGCCCCTGAAAGTTTCAGGCCGGTAGACACCGCTTCTGTAACCTTCAGCACTTCCTGTGCGCTGTAACCAAATTCACGCATCGATGCAGCAGAGCGCGAATAGAGATTGGCGTTATCGTCGAAAGCGGTGCCGGTGCGCTGGCTGATATCCATCAGCGATTTCTGCACGGTTGCAAACTCACTTGTAGACTGTGAAGCCTGCTTAAGTCGAGCGTTTACCGCGTTCCAGTTATCGGCCAGTTCAATCAGGTGACCAGCAGCAAACGCGCCGGCAAAAACGCCCGTCATCTCCAGCGCGGTTTCTTTAGTTGAAACCAGTTGCTCGTTCAGCTCCTGAATTGCACGCTGACTTTCCCGCGCGGCCACAGCGGCACGACGCCCTCCCTGCTCCATCGTCCGGTAATAATCGGCCCCCATTCGAGAGGCGCGCGCAATCTCTGACTGAAAAGAGCTGGAGTTCGCAGAGATTTTGATAATCAGTTCGCGCAGCGTTGCCATAGTTCACCCTGTAAATCCCGCTGGCGCGGGTAATTAAAGACCTGATATCCACGTTTCAAGGCCGCTGGTTTCTTTCTCTTCTTCTGCTTCAGCCCACTTCAGTTGCAGATCGCTAATGGTTGTTTTAGCGCCCTGCGAATTCAGTACGGCAGCTGAAATTTGCGCAGCCTGAATATCACCCCGGAAGTCCCCTATAGGGCTGAGGCGGTCATAGGCGATCCACATTTTCATTTCACTGGCGCTGAGGGTTTCGCGGATTTCTTTGAGGGTTCGACCCAGACGCAGCGCCAGAGTCATCAGGAAGAAAGTCAGCGGCTCTTTTACTTTGCCTCTGCGGTTTCCTGCGAGATGCCCAGCTTTAGTGCCTGATTAAGAAGGCGGGTGTGCACCGGCCCATAGATTTCGGAAACGATTGATTCGTCTTCGTCACTGAAAACACGGTCCCCGTTCTCATCGAGAAGAACATCAATGAGCATCACAACATCGGCGCTTTTATTGCGGAGAAATGTTTCCTGCGGCGTAAGCTTGGGCTCTGTTTCACCCTCCGCCAGTTCTGGTGACATGATCTCGCGAAAGCGCATCCACGCTTCGCCGGATGGCTCACGCAGCATCACTTTGGCGTCATCCCATTCAGGCACGGTGATTACTTTTGAGCGAAACCCTGACGATGGAGCAAGCGCCAGAGCGCGTAGTGAAGCCGGTGATGCGGTGTTTTTTTTGGGATTGGACATTTCATAATCTCGGTAAGCGGGTTATTGCTGCGTTGTTGCAGATAGAAAGAAAAGCGGCCGAAGCCGCTTATGAACCTGAAGCAATGATGCTTTTTGGCTTACCCCGCACGCGAAGCGAGTAAGTGGCACCAACGACTGCAGATGTCGCCGCAGACCACGAGCTCTGGCGAACTTCAACCAGCACATAGAAACCGTTGCCGGAAGCGAAAATGACTCGCAGCGCGCGCAGCTCATCGTTTTCATAGGCAGTTTGCAGTGCCTGCTGAGCCTCTTCATCGCCAACCCAGTTACGTGTGATGCTCATCTCTGCAGGAGCGGCGAGACCGTTGGTTTGTTCCTGCTCGGTAGAGCAGAGAGTGGTAACGTCAATGTCACCTTTCTGACCACCTGTGTAGCTGATCTCTTTTGTGGCACAGGCGGCTTCCAGCCAGCTAACGCTGGCAGTAGGAAAGGCTGATGCCGCAAAGTCTTCGGCAGTCACTGGCGCGGCAGAGACGGCAAAAGTCATCCCCTTCGTTACTTCGTATTTGCTGCTCATGTTTTCTCCAGGCGTAAAAAAACCGGCTTAAGCCGGTCGTGATTGATGGGGTTGGTTATTGCTGGCTCTGAATTTCCAGCGTGGCGCGGTATAAGCCGGTGTCCGGCTCGTAGCCGTTTCTCTTTCGCATCTGAGTGAATTTCAGGGGAGACAAATATTCAACAGCCTGTTCCCGAATGCTTCTGGCCTCATCAGTTGTTAATGCATAGACATCAACCTGCAGATTGCCGTCTTCTTCCGCCGGTCCGCATAAAGTATCGCCAAATGTTTCGCTGACGATCGTGAATACCACCCAGGGCGGTTTTACCGAGGGCTCACCCTCTGCATTGAGCGGGGCCACGTACGGATAAACCTGACCACCAGCGAGCCCGCCTATTAGCGGGTAGATGTCGGACTCGGTCATTTGCTTAGCACCCCATCTATCGCTTTAAGCATTTCGGCAAACGCCGCTGCAGTTGCTTCCTCCTGCTTGCTGTCATATGCCGGACGGACAAACGGTCTGGCTGGCATCTTAGAGGTGCCTTGTTCAATAAAGCGCCAGTAAAATGCGTTATTTGGGGAGTTCGCTTTCGTTTTAGTGTCGCTGTTTCCCGTTCTTGGGTTAACGCCGCGGATATGAACCCCAGCCACAGCGGTGCCCTGGGCACCTTTACCGAACAAAACCACAATGTTCCGCTTAAGCTTTCCGGTTTGTTCTGGTGCGTTATTTTCAACTTCATCAGCCAGAACCTCAGCGCCAGCCCTGACTGATTGTCGCAGCACCTGACGGTTTTCCGCTTTACTCAGTAATTCAAGATCACGCGTCAGGTCAGCTAGCCCGGAGAAATCAAGATTCGTGGTAATCAATTTTCCACCCCCAGCCTGCATAAGATTTCAAGCTGACTGGTTCTCGCGTCAGGAATTGGCTCGCCGTTAACTTCCAGCACCTTACCCTTAAATGGACCCGTGATGCAGACCAGCCGCGATGCTGCTGTGACATCCGTTCGAAAACGAATCCAGACCCTGATCGTAGCTTCCGGTTTTTCAGCGCCAGCTGACATCAGCTCACGACCGCTTATCCCTCTGACTTCTGCCCAAACCGTCATGCCATCAACCCATACTTTGTCTGGCTGGCCTGAAGGCAGGCGGCTGGATGAGAAGTTCTGGATTTTGACTTTATGGCGTAAGCGTCCAGCCTGCATGCTCCCCCTCCTTAAAGTCCATAAATGCGATGTGGTTGAAGAAGCGCTTCCACTGCTAGAGGCACTTCGCTTGCGTTGACGCCAACACTCACGGCTTCACGATTAGCAAACCAGTGCCCAATCAGCAGAAGCATTGCCGTCCTGACATCGTCATCCAGCAACAGTCTGTCTTCATCAGTTTCGAACCCGGGATCGGCATTTGTCTCGTACAGCTTTCTGCGGGTCCACGTTTCCACGTAACGCTTCGCGGCACCGATATAGATGCTCAGCAAAGAATCTTCACTGGTGTCATCTTCATCGATACGGCAGTGCGCCCTGACAGTAATTAACTCAATCATCGCCATTGCTGACACCATCAAAGGCGGCCCGAAGGCCGCTGGGTTACTGATTAGCTGCCTGAACCGGTCAGAGAGCCAAACACGAACGCTTCAGGGCGGTAAACCGCCAGCGCGAGTCGCTCTTCGCAACGAATCGAAATCATGTTCTTTTCGAAGTCGTCGGCGTTTTCGGTAGAGATAACAACGTTGGCGTCTTCACGATCAAACAACTGAGCACCGGAGTTAAACGCACCAGTCAGGAACTTGCCGAGGAACTGAGTCGCTTCGGTAGCAACAACTGGCAGTCCCCAAAGTGTTGGAGTGGTCAGCTGAGCCGGGTTAGCCAGAATGTAACGGCCCAGCTCATCTTTGGTCAGTTCAATGCGCGCCCAGTCAGTGAAGTGCAGAACATGACCAGATGCCGGGAAACGAGCCAGCTGAGCCTGAAGCATTGCCAGACGTAGCACGTCAATACCAGTTTGCTTTTCAACGGCGAATGCCGGATTGAAAGCGACTGCCTGCGGGATGATACCTTTCAGGTGCGCACCGGTACCGTCACCAAACAGAATCTCCTGCTCTTCCACATATTTCAGACCGTAACGCATCTCTGCATCAACGGTTGATTGAAGCTGAGCAAAATCATCCAGAATCTGTTTGGACGCTTTGAACATGTGGGCGATGGTGCGAACAGGTGTGGTTTCTTCAGCGAATTCGATCTCACTGTAAGGTTTGGTCGTATTTTCAGCCACAACACTGGCGTTATTGGTAAAACCAGTCTGTTTTACATAGTAAATCGTGTTCGACTGGGTGCGGCCAGGTGCAATCAGGTCGCGAATAAACAGGCGCTGTTTTGGCGTCTGATCAATACCCGGCAGGCGCGTGGGAGGGATAATCTGGCCGGGTACATCAACGCTGGTCAATTCAGCCTTGACCGGAATGCTCATGCGCTTGCCGCCTTCCATGCTGGAGCGAATATCTTTCATTACTTCGGCTGAAACCAACTGCTGGCCAACGGACTGAATAATGTCCTTAGCAGCGTTGATATTCATACCGGCAACATGTTGCTCCAGATCACCCATTGAAGACTGAATGGTTTTCATGGCCTCGTTAAGCGCGTTGTGTTCGGTAGCAATCTTATCGACGGCCGCTTTAGTTTCAACAGACAGCTGACCAGAGTTTTGTGCCTCTTTGAGTGCATCTTCAGCCTTTTTACTGAAGTCAGCGGATACCTTTTCAAGCTTGGTTGACACATTCTTCAGGAGCTCATTTACATCAGACATTTTTTTTCCTTATTCGCCGAGCGAAGCCAGCGCAGATTTGAGGGAGTTGATAACTTCAGGATTTACTTCATCGACAGCGCCCGGCTTGTCGTCTTTTTCGGGGGTAGCGCCCGGCATACCTCCCAAAGCTTTCAGGTGCTTCCGGCGTTCAGAACGGGGCATTCCACCCTTTGCCAGAAAAGCATCAATTTTGCGTATCGCTGCCGCAGGACTCTCTTCATCGCTGGTCAGTTCATCCGACGAAAGCAGAGCATCAGCGAGACCTTTCTCAATCGAGTCACTGCCACCAATAAAGGACTCTTTGTCCATCAGTGACTGCACATCAGAAACAGACATCCCTGACCGCGCGGCGTAAATGTCAGCCATGGCCTTATCAAAAGGCTCCAGATAGTCCGCATATTCACGGAAATCATTTCGGTTTCCAGCGGCAACAATCCAGGCGTTATGAATCATCAGGAAAGCACCGCGGCCAATCTGGACCTCATCACCGGCCATCGCAATAATTGACGCCGCTGATGCCGCCAGACCCAGCACCTTCACCGTGACTTTTCCTTCGTATTCACGCAGAAGGTTATAAATGGCAAGGCCTTCAAACATGTCACCGCCAGGCGAGTTGATATGCACCGTCACATCCCCGCCACCCAGAGAGCGGAGAGCGGCGGAAATGCGGTTAGCACTGACGCCATCACCCCACCAGTCTTCACCGATCACATCAAAAATGGTGATGGTGTTTTCACCTGACTGTGAAGCGGCACGAATGCTGCCATCCCAGCGCTCAATCGCTGCGGCGGGTAAATCACGTTTTCCGGACGCAAAAAGCCGCCCCTCCGGCGCTGCCGGAAGGTTTTTCAACTTCTTCATTGTTTCTCCTAAGCCGCCCGTTTAAGCGGTGACTGTTCCGGTGGGATGTCCGGGAAAAGGAAAGCGTGGAGCTTCATTATATTGCTGGCCTGCGCACCAATATTGTCCGTGCCAAGCTGGTTTAGTGGCGTCAGGTTCAGCTGCACCGTGTAAATATCGCCACCATCAATTGGAGGCAGGTTTTCAAGGCGACGAACGTCATTCCGTGACATCCAGCCATTTTGCAGAGCACTGGTGTAATAGGCGGATCGACCTGCGCTGTCAGCACGAAGCAGGCCTTCAACAGAAAATTCGGCAAACACATCGTCATCACCGTCCAGCAGACAACGCGCTATCTCCTGCTCAATATTTACTAGCATCGGTCGGAGTGTATGAGTAAGAAACTGCATATTCATACCTTCAAGGCTTGATGCCCAGCTGCTTTGCTTGTCAGCGTGACCAACCATAAATGGAGGTACACGATAAAAGCGGCAGATTTCTTCAATGCTAAAAGATCGGCTTTCCAGCATCTGGGCATCTTCAGGATTCATTGTGACACCCTGATACTTCATGCCCCCTTCCAGCACCATCAGCTTTCCGGCATTTTTAGAACCAGTAAATCTGGCGAGGTAACTGCGAAGCCGCTCGCGCTGCCCCTCATCCAGAGACTGTTCAGCAGAAAGAAATCCGGAGGACTGCAGGCCGTTTTCAAATATTTTTGCAGCTGATTGTTCAACGGACATTGCTGAGCCAATAACATCCCGGCCAGTCATCATCGGCATCAGCCCGCATACCCCGTCAAGACCAAAACCACGAATGTGCATTAAGTTCTTTACTGGAATAACGCGCTTAGTTTTTCCATCTGTATAAGTGTATTCCAGCGAACCGCTATCAAGGCGCTTTACAACCATGTTTTGCGGCAACAACGGAATTAACGAGACAAGTTTTTGACCAATAAATTTCTTTTCTACGAATGCGTTTCCACGCAAGCAAATACTGGCAACCACCATCAACATAAACCGCGATGGCGTCATTTCGGCATTAGGACGGCGGCACAAAACAGCATATGCCGGATGATTCTTTGCAGGTTTTCGTGATCCATCTTCCTGACGTTCATATATTTTCAATGGGAGGGTTGATACAGACTCACTAAGAAGTCGAACGCACGCCCATACAGCTGAGAGTCGCATGGCTTTATCGGCTGTTACTACCTGACCGCTACTGCTGGTACCAAACCATTCTTCCCAAAATGTTCCTGTAGTCAGTCCGATTGGTACGCCCAACCAGTTCAGCAAGGCGCTTTTCACTTTGCCGGGCTGTTTATTCGCTTTCATCAGACACCTATCATAATTGGGTTTGCTAAGAATCCTGTCAGGTCCAGCCCATCATTTCCGCCATTGACCAGCATTCGGCTTTTCGCTGTAAACAGCGCTACCGGCCCGTCAATTTTGTTTTCAGGCGTGGACTTATTCGGGAATATGTTGTCGTTTTTGTCTGGCTTAACCGTGACGTTAGACATCATCCAGGTCATCACCGGATTGCCATCGTGATGAATTTTGCTGCCATAGACTTCGGCCTGAACTGACTTCATGGCCTCTGACAGGTTTTTAACCGTCTGTGCAACCTCAACAAGCGGTAACCCCTCTTCAGCAAGCGCCAAGCTGAATTGCGTTGCGCTCCAGGGGTCGAAAGCAATCTCCTTCAGGTTTTCACCTTTAACCCACTCAACGATTTCAGCTTTGATAAAGCCATGGTCAATCACATCACCATCGGTCAGCTCCAGATACCCGGCGTCCGCCCATTTGCGGTACAGCTCTGCAATATGGTTGGGTGCGGTATCAATACGCCCTTCAGGAAGCCAGAATCGCGGCTCGCTATGCGTTTTTCCCGTTGGGTCACGCCAGACTTTTACAGCAGCACAGATATCGATTTTGTTCGCTAAATCAACGCCCACCCAGAGAGGCCAGCTTTTGAGCTCTTCTGCAGCTGCAATACCTGCCATTTTTGACCAGCGGTCCATATCCATCCAAGCACTTTCAGCCGTCACCCAGATGTTCAGATGCTTAGTGAAAAAGTTTGGCCGCGCGGCAACCTGCTCTCTGGCTTTTTTCGCCAGACGGCGCATGTCGTCCCAGCGCTTGCAGACGCCGAGTCCGGGGTTAGCTTTAGGCCAGTTGGCCTCATCAAAGGGGTCGTCTTCTTCATCAAGGGTATAGATGACCGCAAAGTAAGTATCATCATCTACGACACCGCGTAACACTTTGATGGCGTAATCACGCTGTTCAAAGCAGATGCCTTCTTTGTTAGTTCCCGCCGTGGTAATAGCAAACAGCAGGGACTGAAGACGCGCACCGGTTGCGGTCTCAAGTACGTCCCAGACGTCACGTGTTCGGTGAGCATGCAGCTCATCGACTATCCCGCAGTGAATATTCAGGCCGTCGAGGTTATTCGCGTCACTGGAAAGTGGCTCAAATTTTGATGCGGACCTTTCCTGATGAATATTCAGTTTTACGTGACCAAACAATCGTCCAAGCGTACGTGGTGCCTTCTTAATCATGTTTTTTGCATCATCAAAAACGATACGGGCCTGATCGCGAGTGGTAGCCGCTGAATAAACCTCTGCGCCACCTTCACCATCAGCGCCGGTCATATACAGCCCGATACCAGATGACACGGTCGATTTGGCGTTTTTACGTGCCACCTCGTTATAAGCTGTACGGAACCGGCGAACCATAACCGGATCGCCTTCGTCATCCAGAACCTGTTCACCGCTCATCTCATCGATTAACGGAATGATGAAGCCAAAGAGGTTTATCAGAATAAAGATGTGCCAGGGCATCAGCTCAATCGGCTTGCCAGCCAGCGCACCTTTTACGTGCGGAACAAAGTTATAAAAGTCGAGAATGTGCTGAGCGCGGTCCTCACTGAAGTAGATACCGCGTTTCGGTCCGTGCTCTAAATCATTAAGGAATCGCTGACACGCTAGGCGTACCAGTTCGCCAGCAACGATCTCGCCAGCCAGCACGCTTTCTGCGTACTGAATCCCAGCCTGAACAGTTGCCATTCATCATTTGCGCTTTTTAAGAAATTCATCCAGAGGATCGACTTCAGCAGGGCCTTTGGCACCGACTTTAGTGCGGCTGGCTGGCGTCATGCCAAATTCACCGAGCATTGACCTGATGCGCTTCCACGCATCGGCCTTCATAACTGCGGCGGGGTGAGGTTTGATCATCCTGATTTTTCTTTCCTTTCCTTCATCAGGTTCTTCTTCGCTATATACCGCGTAGGTGTAGCCTTCACGGTCGAGCGTTTCGCAGTGGTGTCGGTACTCGGTGTAAGATTCAACCAGCAACTCAAGCGCTCTTGCATCAAGTTGGGTGATCACTCCGATTGCATCTAACTCATCTGCAATGCGTTTAAACCAGTACTTGCCCTGCTTATCAAAATGCTTAGGAATTGGGGGAACCCCTGAAGGGGGTTTTGGCTCATTTTTATTTAAAGCCCGTTTTGATGGGTTACCCTTCACCAAAGCTAGGTGTGTCGGGGTTTTCGGTGGTCCTGGCATAATCGAAAACTCCTATTAATCGTTGCTTGGGGTAACCCAAAAAAAAGTTTTCTAACCTGCGGCGGTGTGAAAAAAACCTAGGCGGCGGTCCTTTGGGGCCAAACCCCTGAACTTTTGACCCACCCCACCCCTCAAATGATAATGATTATCATTTACTGGTAGATAGTTGCATATGCAAGTATTTTTATGAGAATGATTATCATTTAATTCTTTCGCGGGCTGTTTTGCTCTTGTGGCATGGCCAGCACAGGGCCTCAAGGTTCGAATCATCATCGGTACCCCCATGAGCCTTAGCTTTGATATGGTCAACAGTCTTTGCAGCTGAAGCGCGAGAATTTCTCATGCATTGCTGACAGAGATGTTTGTCTCGCTTCAGTATTCTTGCACGCCTGATATCCCATTCACTGCCATAACCACGCTGATGGCGGCTCTGTCCATTCTGGTGCTGCTGCCAACCTTCATTGAGGTGATCGGCACAGTATCCAGAACGGTCGGTTGTTGTCTTAGCGCAGCCATGCTTACGGCACGCTCTTGGCACCCTTGATGGCATAGTTAAACCTGAATCCGAATGGGATTTTCAACCTGTTCATTCTTCAAAATGAACGTTGGAACGATTATTGGAAGGTTAACGCCATTCGATTCAATGGTTGTACTAGCCTGCTGTTCAAGCAGTTCACCGTCTACGGCTATGCCGTATCCCTTAAATAAATCGCCTTTATAAATCTTGGCGAGCTGTATTTTCTTCATTGCGCAATTCTCCACGCCTTGCGGCGTTCAGTTCTTGGCGAGTTGTCGGGGTGGCGCTCAACGGTTGCTATATCAGCATGGTCCACGAGTGAATAGCATGGGTATACCACTGCACCACCATATGCATCACCAACGGCATAGTCAGCAGGTGAACCATGATTCCAGCGGCTTAACACTTGCTGTAGTTTGTGTCGTGGCACGCTATAACACACGCCATGAATAAGCCGGTTCATTGTGATGTAATCAGCTTGCCGCTTGTCGGCATCTATTAGCTTTGTGGCTATCTCAAGCTGATACTGCGGAGGCCTACCGGTCCCAAGATAAAAGCTAATAAGGTCATCAGGGAACCGCTCCAGCCATCCAGCAACCTTCTCGGTAAAGCCAGGCACCAGCAGTGCATCATCTTCCAAAATAACCACCCTGCAATCCTGCTCACTTACCCACTCTAAAGCACGGCGGTGATTCCAGTTCGCGCCATGCTGGCCTTCATCAATCAGCAGCTGAGCACGTAGTGACCACGCCAATTGTTCTGCCTGATACCGGCGCGTGTTATGGCCGACAACTACAAATTTGGTTTCTATGGACATGACGTACCTTGAACCACTGATCTAATATCAGGATTTTGCTGATTTACTGATAAGGATATGTTGAGTATTCAGCCCGTCCATGTTTGGCGCATAGACGCACACATCAATGAGGGATGGCTGATTACCTCTGAAAAGGAAATCCAATGTCGTTTTTGCATGACAGAAATCATTTAGAGAAAGGAACTGTTGTTTCAGTTTGGTGCTCACATCAGATAAATGTACTGGTTATGGATGATGTAAATTTCAATAAGTACAGGAGAGGCGATCGATGCACCACCTATGGTGGGTTCTATAAGCAGTTCCCGGCCAACATCCAAGTTCCATCAACTGGCGCTTGGAACGTTGTTCTTGCATTACCACCGGGTCACTCAGCGCAGATTCGCCAATCAATCAAGTACATCACCTGATTCAATATTAATTTTAAGGGGCTTGTAAAAGCCCCTTACTTATGCTGAAACCAGGCACACTCTTTACCCGTACCGTTTGACTTAAACACCGTATGCACCCGGGGGCCAGTAACCAGCCTGTCAGCGTATCGATGCGTAACTATGCCGAAAGCGATCATGTCACCGACAGCGGCAGCGGGTTTCTCCTTCTGCCAGAAGCGCAGCGATTCAATGTGATAGTAGAGCCGCACAATGCCGTGAGCGATAGCCATCACGTCAGCACGACTGCCACCCAATAGGCCGGCATTAAGCATCACATCGTGCTGGTGCTCAGCGAGAAACGCCTGATAGATTGCCTCGGGATGATGTTGCTTAGCCCACGAATCAGAGTAGGTTTTTGGTTCAGAGCCAACGTAAATTTTGCCCTGATCCATGTACGCCCAAGGCTCTCGCAGCATTTCAACGTCAGTGCCATCGGTACACCACACGAAGTTAAATTCAGGGTGATCGCGAAGGTACTGCCAGATGTGCAGCCAGCGCCGGAAATAAACGTTCATCTTCACGTCAGGAACGGTAACAGTGCTTACATCAACCCCCGCCGAACTGATGGAGTCAGTCAGCACAACTGCATGGTTGCCTTTAACTGACATTGCCCACTTATCCAGCAGCTCAGATGATGCAATCATTTTACTGCCGCGCTGCGGGTCCGGCTGGCTTGTCAGTAGCGTAGTAATCACCACGTTCTGCTTCTGCCTATACTCCGCATAGCCGGTGTAACCATCATCCCGGCGCTTGTTATGGAGGGTGACGTTGCGTTTGACCTGCGCCTCGCGGTCAGTCTTTGGAACCGAACGCTCTACCGCCTCATGCTCATCAAGCGAATAAATCAGCTTTTCCGAACCGACCACATCAGCAAAAGCCCAGCTCGTTAGCCCGGCGTTATGAATGCGCAACGCCAGATCGGAATGCTCATACATGCCGCGTTCATAGATGGAGTCGAAGCCACCAACTTTTTCAATCGCGCTGCGGTGGTAGTACAACATCACGCCACGCTGGCCGGTATAAGCTACATGCTTATTGTCACGGTAGAGCACGGCAATATCATTCAGCTTCTTGCCGGTGGCGAAGTCCTGAAATTGGAAAGCCAGATGCGGCTCGGGTGATTCAATGTATGGCTGTTCCCATCCGCCAGCTATAGGCCATGCGTCATCGTCCCATAGGAAGAGATGCTCACACCCGGCATTAATCAACGCCTCAAGGCTGAAGTTCTTCGCGGCAACAATGCCGCGTGACATGTTACAGCGAATAAGCTTCACGCCATCAGGTACGGTCACCGGTTTAGATGACCCGTCATCTACTACAACCACCAGCGCACCGGATGGAAGATATTTGAGGTGATGCTCAATCGCTCGGGATAACACGTCATGGCGATTATGGGTGCTTATTGCGATGCCGATTTTTGAAGCCTTGCTTGTTACTGGCACATAAAGAACACCATCGATCACAACTTCCATGATGAAGATTACCTTGTACTAAGAAATGCCGATTTACTTCGTTGTAAAACTGCTTAATTATGCTAATGATTCGCCAACATAATTAAGGAAAATCCTATGAGCTACACACAGGCAGAAAAACTGCAATTGCTTATGCTTTGCGACATTTACAAGGCGCTTGGAATCAAGAACAGCTTTGATCCAAACCTGATAGATGAGGCTGTTTCTACAGACAACACTTGGGCAATTGGATGGCAATACCAGAGCCTCAACGATGGTTCAGAAAAGCCAGCTCATGTGAAGCTTTTCGCAGACACAGTTGAGATGTATGAAATGCTCGAATATACATACAGCCAAATGTCCGCTCAGGATAAAGCCCATGTTGCAACGGCTATTCCATACTTCAATCCCAAGACTTCACTGACGTTCCCAGGCTTTGATGGAAACAATGAATCGGAGTACAGAAGTGTTGGAGAGATATTCAAGCTTATGGGCCTTTGGCAGAATGTTGATCTGACAAGGAACTCCCATTCACAAAAAGCGGACATGTATCAGGATATGCTTGATATCTACACACCAGCCAGAAAGAACACTTGGTCACTTGGTGTAGGCATCTCCATGCCTTCCTTCATTTCTGTTCTCTCTGTCTAAGCATTATTAGATTTACTAAATAATGCCTGCGTTGAAGGCAGGCATTCAATTTTTGCATTGATCTTTGATGTACTGCTGCAATCCGGCTATTTGCTTTCCGGCGATTTCGATTCGCTCTCTGAGGATGAAATAATCCCGTTGAGCGGACTCAGTAAGTCGGGGGCTGGCTGCATCATCCACGCTGGCGGTGCCGGAGGTGTTGACCGTTGGGCATTTTGCGTTGATGCGCAACCCGCACTTGCCAGAACTAACGCACTGCTGAAGAGCATCAAGCTTGGCTTTAGCATCAGCTAACTCCTTCGTATATTTCGCATCAAGTGCGGCAACTTCTCGCTGCCTCACCTGCATGTCATCAATCGTGGCGTTAGCGAGGTGCAATGCATCTGTCGCTTTATCCCGTTGCGATTTGTAATCGATGGCGTTGCCACGGAAATAAAGCGCCATGCTTCCTGCAGCAATCACGCACGCCAGCAAGAACAGCAGTAAACCTATAGTGGCCTTAGATATCATTTGCGCTTTCCGCCAAGCAAAGAGAACGCTCCATGTCCCGGCGGTTCATCAACCCTTTCCACTTCATGCCACCGGCATACACCCACCGGCGCAACTCTTCACATGCACCGACCTGGTCACCAGCGTTAAGCTTTTTCAGCAGGGTTGATTTGGAAAATGTAGACGTGCCGACGTTGTAGGTGAAGCTGTAGATCGCTGCTCGTGGATATTCACCCAGCGGCACCTTGACCATGGAATCAACCGCCTTCTTAACCGGCTGTAAGTCATTCCACATAAGGCGATCGCATTCCCTGTCGGTGTACTTCTTGCCCTTTACAATGTCGGCACCAGTGTGGCCATCACAAACGGTCAACACGCCGGCGACATCTTTGTAGGGCTCATACACACGCCCTTCTACACCATCTTTTCCTCCGAGGAATACCGTAGCGATAAGCATGGCTCCGCCGCCTGCAGCTGCAATAAGCCTGTTGCGCAGTGTATTTGACATTGCCATGGGTTAATCCTCGGTAAGGTCGGGTGCGGTAGGCCAGCGTTGCAGCGCTTTGATCTGCGCCAGAGTAGCCTTGCGTTTGTAATACCAGTTGATGCCTAGCGTGAATAGCGCGACCAGAATACCGGCCAGGACGCCAACAGCACTCCATTCATCGGGACTTAACCTGGTCAGCAGACCGTTGGCAATTGTCCCGGCAGAAGCGCCGTATGCCGCGCCTGATGCCAGTTTGCTCATATCGATACTCATATACACCTCGCTGTTCGCTTGGTGCCGCCTGTAGTCATAATTAAAAATTGCGCGCCGCCACAGCGTGAAAATTTCGGATAACAGTGATTGGCGGGCGCAAAAACGAAAGAAGGCCGCTCTATGGCGACCCTCTAAAATATGAACCCTGACGCATTCCGCGATAGTTACCTGGCCCGTCAGCCACAGGGTTAATTTATTACGTGCAAATAAAAACGCCCGACAGCTGGTGAAGCCTCGGGCGTTTATGTCACTCACAGATTATGCAACTGAATCTTGAAGAATAAGAAGTACTGCGTAGTAACGAGCCTTATCAGATTATCAGGCTTTTTACGTACGTAAATACTTTTTATGCACTTGCTCTAAAATCCTCGCGCTGAACATAACGGTCCATCTGCAGCGGTATATCCAGCATCATCAGCATACCATCAACCACGCCTTCAGCTTTCTGAAGTTTCTTCCCAATATGGCCATCAGAGCATTGATGCTTTCTCGCAAGCTCCATAAAGGTTTTTCCAAATACGTAGTAATCGAACAGCAGATCGTGCAGGTCTTCATTGTTCTTATTTAATTTAGCTATGCAGCTGCAAAGCAACATAGCGTCATCATCACAGCATGACTGGCGGGATTTCACTTTCGAAGGAATTAAACCGCTGAAACCGGCCGCAATTGATGACCAGTAAACTTCTTCTTTGTTGCTTGATACCCAAGCGCCCCAGCGCTCAAGTACTAATTGAATATCACGCATTTGTAATCCTCCACGCTTTTTAATTTACCCGATCACGCCGACTGCAATCGAGTGATCGAGGAACCTGAACAGCAGCTCTAACTGACTGCCGTATTTCTCTTCAAATGCCCTCATGTCCCGGTGCAGTTCATTGTGATGCGCCCTGCAAAGCGGTATCACAAATAAATCATGCGCCTTCGTTCCCATTCCCCCCTGACCATGTCCGATTATGTGGTGTGGGTCGTCTGCTGGTTTATTACAGCAGGCGCATGGCTGCACCTTGACCCACCGCGTGTACTTCTCACTGCTCCAGCGCTGCCGCTTTGGCCTCGCCATAAACGACTGCGGCGACTCCGGGTCGGCTTTGATGGTCATCACCTGCTTAACCACCTCTGACGCTTCCTGAATAACTTCGCGCGCGGCGCGTACTGGATTTATATCTGCTTCCGGCATTGGCCCTGTTTCTGGCTTCTCCACCGGCATACGCATAACGCGGCGTGCCGGCGCTTCGGGTATCAGGTCAATGACATCTCTGATGCATGCCCACCAGCACAGCTCTGGCAGCGTCATAAGGTGATCAGCGCCTAGCCCCATCTGGATGCATGCGGACTCAATAATCCAGCGGGAAAGATTATCTGCTGCGACCTCCTCCAGCGGTGCCGGTGCGCCGTTGGCCCGGCAAAAATTATCATGCGTGTAGCACAAACAAACCGCGCCGCGTTCGGTCCGCAACGTAGTGTAATCGTGGTGGTGATAAGAATCTTTTTCATGATGCTGGCAGGAGCGAATTTTTTGCACCCATGTGACGTGTGCCTCCCATCCACCAGCGGCATTGATCACTCTCTCATCACCCAGGAAAGATTTTAGAAGCGGCTCATCAAGCAGAGGTTGCGCGCTATCGTTGATTAATCCCGATGGAAGGTGTGACATGTCACGCGGCATTGTGCAGATAAGCACGCGTTCACGGAACATCGGTATCAGGTCGCGCCCCGGCTTAAGCAGGACAATCCCTGTATTAAACGCAACGTCAGGGGTGAGTATTGCTCTCATGCGGCCACCGCCTGATATTCACTGATCGTCACCTCTGATTTGCCTCCCTTCGTAATTGGACCCCATTCGACTATCAACCGCTTAATCTGCTTGTCATCCACCCATACGCCAGCATGTGACAGGCTATCGAACGCGGCTTTCAGGTAGTTGTCCAAATCGCGCTGGCGCTTGTCTGGCGGGTACAGCATCACTGTAACAGCAACATTCACTGTAATCGGCTTTGGGCGGCGCTTCAGTTGCTGGTATACCGCTGCAATAGCATTGGATCGGAAAGAGCGCCCGGAGGCGCTGATTAATACTCCCTTTCTGGTATTTCTCCAGTAGGTGTTTACGGATGGAGGGAATGGCAGGGTTAACTTCATTCAGCTCCCTCACCACTTTCACGGCAATCATCGCCGCTGGTTTGGATTGCCATGAACTCATTTAGCCATTGCTTAGCCTCATGGCGAAAGTCTTCCCAATTCCCCTCTGCATGCACTACCCGGTTTAAGTTTGAGTTTTTGGTGCAAAGCATGCCGTAGCTAAACCCTTGTTCAAACTCATGATAAATAACATCTAGTGCTAGTTCGGCATCAACCGGAAGCAGTAAAAAGGAATGGTCATCTCGCATGTAATATGACTTGCTCATCCTTCCCTCCCATCATTCTCAATCACCCGATAGGCTATGATGTCGCCATCCCAACCTTTGTGAGCCCATCGCAGAGCTAATGCGATGCTATCTGCGGTATTGCCAGCGCGAGTGCGGTAATCAACCAGAGCATTAGTTTTCACCGGACACTCACCACCACCCCACTCAATCCAGCCATCATTTTCAATCTGACGGTAAGTGTCAGTTGTGGGTTGCACTTGAAGTGGCGCAGGCAGCTCATGCCAATGTGTTGGTACCCAAGATGCGCCGGGAATAAGCCAACCCTCATTGCTAGCATCAGGATGGCCGTGAATGAGTGTCGCCCATTTTGTTGCCCACTCACGTCCGTACCAACATCCAACCAATACACCCTTTTTGATTGGCGGCATCCGCTCACTACAGCTAATCCACTCTCCCTGCTGCTCCAGCACTGGCAGCGCAATCTGGTATGCCTGTAAATCATATTCGTCGCGGATCGACATTCCGGGTCCTTCGGAAGCCATCCATTTGAAACCTTCGATAACGCTCTGGCATTTCTCAACTGTAAGCTTTCTCATGCCACCCTCCCGGCAATCAGTTGCACGCTGCTGTCACACTGGTTGCCCCAGCAATCCCAGCCCTCGGCGGCGGTACGCGCAAACAGCTCAATGCGTGACACGTCACCATAAAGTTGCTCCAGACGGTTTCTCACTTCCCACGGCTTAGCGCTATGTTCGCCCAGACATGAATACACAACCTGCTTAACTGATGCGCTGGCGCGTTCCAGTCCGGTGCCGCGAGTTGCAATCAGCACATCCTCTGTATTGCTGCGGGTGTGGTTGCCGCCGTTCATGCGGGTTTCTGCGTTAAGCATGTCCAGCAAGTCGGTGAAGTCGTGAATGGTTTGCTCGGTCAGCGCGCGGTTGAAACGCTCTTCGGCGCGCTGGTTCATCTTCACCCAGGTAAAGCCCTTCATTGTGCGCACACGGAATCCCCAAGCCTCAGCCAGTTCGCGCGCCTCCTGGTTATGGGTGCCGGTGTACCACATAGCCAGTACGGCGTTTTCCTCAGCAAGCGCCCACACGGGCAGGCGCTTCAGGTCAGTCATCGCCATGGTGTTGTAGTGGTCAGCAGCAGCGCCATTGCTGGCGCTGTTGTTGTATTGCCACGGTGGATCGGCGTATATGAGCTGGAAAGGCATTACGCGCCCTCCCCATTCAGATAGTGGGCTTTGGCTTCTTTGATGATTGCCATTGCTTCCAGCGCCTGAAGGTCTGTTTCAAAATCGAGGCTGATGGCGAAGGTTTCCTCAGCAAGTTCCGCTTCACAGTTTTTTGCAATCAACTCCACCAGTTTGTGCATCTTAGTGGGGCTGAATTGCGGCATCGCTGCGGCGCGGGTAAGTTTCTTCTTGCCGCTGGCTTTGGCCTTTGCCAGACCTTCTGCGGCAATAGTCCCTGCTTTGGCACCATGCTCTCGCGAAAGAGCAACGGCGGTAGTTGCGGCGACTTCGTTACGCTTCACCATGCCAATCAGCTCATCACCGCTAGCCAGGAGTGCCAGGTGCTGATCGACGTCAGCAACTGAACGCTTAACCTTCTTAGCGATTTCGGCCGGTTCCCAACCCTGATTTTTCAGGCGCTGATATGCGGCGGCACGTTCCAACGGCTCAAGCGCGCGGCCCTGACTGCTCGTTACCATGAAGGCGATGCGCTCGGCTTCGTTGCCAACGAAATCTTTGCACTCCAGGCGGATTTCATGGCCTGCTTCCTGCGCCAACTTCGCGCCATGCCAGCGGTGGTGACCGTCGATAACTTTCACGCCCTGCTCTGTAACCTGAACTGTCAGAGGTGGAACATTCTCACCGGCAATGTAAGCATCGCGGAATTCTTCGACGTGAACCTGATTGATGTCGCGAACGTTGTAACCAGGTTCGATATACAGCTCACTAACACCCAGCAGGTAAGTTTTACGTACCGTGATGTCGGTTTCGTTGTTGTCTTTGTTTTTGTAAACCTGAAGCAAATTGCTCATGCTGTTTTCAACTCCCATACGAGGGCAATAACTAAACCGGTAATCATCAGGACCGCCGTGCGAATGCCGCGGTAGTAATCTTCATTGCGCCAGTAGTGCGCTTTTATGGCTGCTTTCACTGGCGTTTACCCCGCACACAGAAAGGATCGGGCGCTGGCTTCGGGTCGCGCTCTTTGGCCTTCGCCACACACATGTTTGCCCGGATTCGCGCTTTCTCACGTAGCCCAGCCTTGCGGGTTGCCTGCTGTGCCTGCTGCCATACATTGGCCGCACGGTTCCACCAGTTGCGTTCCTGCAGGCTGTAAGCCTTGTCGCAGAGGGCAATGTATTTTTCGTCACCTTCGCCAGCCGGTTCTGCTGTGAAGTAACGCGCCTCAGCGTCGCTCCAGACATCACCAACAGCGCTCATCACTGGCAGTGCAGAAACTACGGTGCTGCGGGTGCGCCCGATTGCTCTGGCGATCTGCGCCGGTGTCTGACCGGGGAAAGCCATCAGGTGAGTAAGAATCAGCGTTTCAGTATTCATAGTTACCCCCGGAAGCCAGCAGGAATGTCGTAGTCAGCGCTTGGAATATCGGTGATGCTGCGTTGGCCACCAGCAGAGCTCAACTTGATAGACAGGTCGTCCCACTTCTCACGAAGTTTTGAAGGGCTGAGCACGTTGCGGCACCAGAAAGGATCACGCTGCACGCGCCCAAAAAGCTCGCAAATCTGGCGATGCGTTCTACCGTCTCGGCTGCACATCAGACGCACTTCATTCGCCCAGTCGGCCCAGTTGGGTTCTTTCGGCTTGCTGACTTCTCCATCGGCTTCGGCGGCTTTTTCGTACATGCTGACGATGCGGGACCAAATCCATTTTGCGCATTTGAGGTCTTCAGCAGAGCCCCATTGACGTTTGGACGGGCTACTTACAGCAGCATCAGGATTTGGATCGCTAGAATCGTCAGGTTTCGAAGAAACCGGACTAATAGGTTTATTAGTCTGTATGTCTATGTCTGTTTTAATGTCTGTATAGAGAAAAGATTCCGCGACTTCGCGGTTTCCATGAAACGGCGACTTAGCGTTTTCCATTTCGCGGCTTCGCGGTTTGGATGCCGTGACTTCGCGCTTTTGAAGTCGTGACTTCGCGGTTTCTGATTCCTCATTGAAAATTAAAGAAATTAATGTGTCACCATCAACTTTGTAATGCATCGTTGGCGTACCGTTTACTTTCCTGACTGATGTCTGTATCGCTGCCGCAAGATGGTTCTTAACGAGCTTTTTAACGAGGCGCTCAGTCTGGTCTTTACTCAGTCCACCAGCGTCCTCTCCCAGCTCCTCATAGGTTTTATAGAACCAACCTTTCTCATTGCCGAAAGCGGACCAGAACACGAGATTATTCAGTACCGCTGCCAGCGCGTGAGCCTGTTGCTCGCCACGAAAGAAATTGAGATACGGGCGAGGTATGACGATCATGTTTTTGTGCCCAGACATGGCCTGGACGACCTCGAATGTTTTACTCATCTGGAGCCTCTATTTCCCTGAAGTCGCGCTGGAACTGGTGCAGAGGGCAAAAGCACTCGCCATATTCGTAATTATTCCGGAGGTAGATAACGCGGCCTGATTCCGGCTCCCACCTGATAACTCGAACGGGAATACCACGGCGATCTTTGAACCATCGATCAAGTTCACGCACTGGTCTGCCTCCGGTTGACGGTAAAAATCATTCCAGGCGCTCTGCACTACCAAAGGTGCAGCTGGCTGGTAGTTGTTAGCTTCACCAGCAACGCGTAATATCTCCTCATATCGCAAGCCTGCAGCATCCACGCGGCAGCGGAATTGCACTGATGGTCTGACTTGAATTAAGCTGTTCATGTCGTTACTTCTCCACGCAAGTTGATTTGACGATGCCGAGCGCTCCGGTCTGCAAACTGGGGCGCTCAACCTTTCTGCTTTACCCATTTCATAATTCCTGAGCCTGTATCTGAATTCCTGCTTCCGCTTTGCGATGAGAAATAAACAAGTCAACGGATTGTTCTGACACGCCTACGCCATACAAAGCGAGGAAGCCAAGAAAGCCATGTATCTGGCCGCGCATTTTTTGATGGAATAACCCCGAGAGTTTTTTAAGCTCCTTTGGGTCAATCACACCATCAGCTGCTGCGTCTTGCTTAGCGATAGCCAATTTGCCGGCAGTGGCTTTGTTTTCCATTTCAATGTCGAACAGATCGACCTTGTCGACTTTCTCAACGGTAGATATGTCAACGAGCGTTAGCCCCTTGCGGTTCGCAAAGTATTCCGCCAAGTAGGCTGTACCCGAGATGTCCTCCATTTTTTGCAACTCATCTATTGTAAAAAAATGGCTATTGCACTTGCGGTACATGCGGTTATTGAACTGATCCATGGTCATCCCTAGCGCTGATGCCATGCTGGCGCGATTACCTGGTAATGCCTTGCACATCTGGTTGATAGCAACATTCATGGTGTCTACCATTTCGTAATTCCTGCTGTAGTTCTCTTTAAGATGCCGGGCGAATAGAATCAGCTCCGGGGTAAATATCTGGTCTCAGTTCAGAACGAGTTACCGCACCTGCGGTTTCTTCTTCCAGCTTCTGTGCCAGGGTAAAACCAGCTTTCTTGTGACCGGTGAAAACAAGTCTCAAATAACCGGCGCTTGAACCAACTCGCTTGGCTAAATGAGACCGCTCTTGTTGCGTAAGTGAATCCCAATAGTGTTTCATGATGTACCTCCTGAGTACATTCTACACATATAAAATGAACCTACAAGGTACTTGTACCTATTTGGTACATCCTTTTTAATGGCGTTATGAAAACAATCAACGAAATAAGGCGTGAGAACGCTCGAAAGCTGCGGGACGGGGTGGGCGGAAATTCCTACTTCGCTAACCTTATTGATCGCGAGCCAACACAAACCAGTCGCTTTTTGGGTGACAATGCAACCAAAAACATCGGCCCTGATATGGCACGCCACATTGAGCGCTGCTTTGATCTGCCTGCGGGATGGCTTGATCAGGAGCATAAGCCAAGCGAGGTTGCATCTGCCAAAGAGGTAACCGATACTGAACTGAATTATCAAATGGTTCCCGTCATATCCTGGGTTCAAGCAGGTGCATGGACGGAGATCGGTTATTCAGAGGTTGATATGAGCGTGGCAGAATCTTACCCATGCCCAGTACCTTGCGGCCCAATGACCTATATTCTTCGCGTTGTAGGCGAGTCTATGGTTGAAGAATACCGCCAGGGGGAAATGATTTTTGTTGATCCAGAAGTGGTGCCAATTCACGGGGATGATGTAATTGCCCTTATGATTGACACTGGAGAGACAACCTTTAAGCGCCTTGTTGAAGATGGGAACTCAAAGTATTTGAAGGCCATGAATAAAAACTGGCCTGAGCCTTATGTGAAAATTAACGGAAATTGCACCATCATTGGCACCGTTATTTTCTCAGGTAAGCCTCGCAGATTTTCCCGCTAGTACTGACCAATTCCTAAAACCTGCTTCGGCGGGTTTTTTTATGCTTGACAATGTACCTGCAAGGTACATAATGAACCCATCAGAAACATTCAGGGAATATGTCATGAAGATGATTAAGCACATGGCCAACACCAGCTTACGGGACTTGATCACCTTCCTGTACCTCTTCCCTGATGCCGAACTCATCTGTGATGCAGATACCGGTGTCATGACGTTTGAATGCTGTGAAGTAGAAGTGGAATACAAGGCTGTGTTTTGAGTGTTTGGGCGATTTCTCCGGGGCTTTCAACCTTTCAGGAGAGGGAAGATAGTGTTCGACCGGTTTAACCGCCACTTTTTCACAACGTTGAGAGCATTTGACGGGCGCACCGAGCCGCGTCACAGAGGCGTTAAGTGCTCTCAACGTTGTGGGGGATCAGGTAATACGGAACAGTTCGGCGCTAAGCGCCAATATGGCCAACAAGACCCCATGGAACGGCGGGGAATCGTATAGGCCTGTGAACACAACAAACGGGGGCAGCACCGAAAAAGTCTGCCAGTTCGTAAGCTGCGTGGTGGCGCAGTTACCCGAACCGCGCTGGCTGGGAGGTCAGCACACAACGGTGAGAGAGCTGAACAACAGGCGAGAACCGGCTAACCCGTAATGCCATCCGGTCGGGCAGCTCTCTCAACCATTGTGGTGAATACGGCTATGCGCTCGTGGAGAACTGGCCCAAACGATAACGCGATCGGTTGAGTCTGAAAGTCTAATACCGCTCTGGCTATTGCCAGTTCGTCCAGAGCACCGGGAGGCACCCGGCACCGCAATACCTTTCAACGTGGAGTAACGAGGCTACAGGTTTTGCAGAACCTGTCAGCCAACTAAACGAATCCCTCAATGATTTATTGCCAGCAATGGCAAGGGATTCGTGCAAACAAAAAACAGCGTGGAGGTCATTTAATGACTTGGATTTGCACCAACAGCCAGAAGCACTTCAGCTTCGTTGATCCGGTTCGTGAGGCTATCTGCATCGAAGATATTGCCTGTGCATTGTCGAATATCTGCCGTTTCACAGGTCACCTCGATCAGTTCTATAGCGTTGCTCAGCACTCAGTGCTTTGCAGCAGGTTGGTTCCGGCTAAGTTCGCCTTCGAGGCACTGATGCATGACGCAGCTGAAGCTTATATCAACGATATCGCGGCTCCACTCAAGGCGATGTTGCCCGACTACAAAGCGATTGAACACCGGGTTGAGATGGCTGTTCGCCACAACTTCAACATTCCGGTCCGCATGTCTGAATGCGTAAAGCACGCTGACATGGTGATGCTGGCTACCGAGCGCCGCGACTTCGATCTGGACGATGGCACCGTGTGGCCATGCCTGGAGGGTATTACCCCAGCTGATTTCGCCATCTTCCCACTGACGCCTAAGCAAGCGCGTGCGGAATTCCTCAACCGTTTTGATGAGCTGTGGAGAGAGCACAATGAAACATCCGCATGATCACATCGTAGTGGGCATCGTCACCCTGCCCTACAGCATCATTTTAGCCGGCTGGATTATGCCTGACGGCTCAGTGATCAGTAACCCAATCGCAGCGCAGGCAGCTGCCGAGCGCCTTAACAGCGCAAGTCGTACCGTTCACTGAGGGCCACCAGCATGACTAACAAAGAACTCGTGGCAGCTGGTCACGCTTTAGCTAAAGCTCAGGGCGCAGATGCGCCACTTACAGAGATAGCGAAACTGGTTTCTGACCTTGCGATTCGCCTTGATGTAATGACTGTGTGTTCTGACGTCTTGGCTGCAGAGAATGTGGCGCTGAAAAATTACATCGATGGCGAATGCTATATCGAGAGCAAGCGAATTGGCGTCTACACCTGCGCCGGCATCAACAAACCTGAAACCCCAGCCACTGACGCCATCCTCAACGCGGTGCGGGCTGAGGGTGTCGAGATGTTCGCGGAGCAGCGTGCTGAGCTCAGCGCGAAATATTCTCGAAACCTTGATTCCATGCAGGCAATTCAAAACGATTGGGCCGCCTGTCATGCGCGGTTGTTCGCTGAACAACTCCGCGCCGGTAAGGATGGTGAGTGATGGCTAACGACCTGACAACCTCTGATCGTGAAGCTCTTTTAGCCATGCCTGACAATGATTGGTTCACGTTCATGGATCGCTGGAGCAGCCGAGTTGATCGCGCTCAATATCGGCTTGACCGGCTGGAAAAAACCGGTCACCTCGAACGTCGAGTAAGTGGTGAGTATCCGAATTTGGTCAGTCATTACCGTAAAACTTCAGGCGGTGCAGCATGAAAGAGCGTCCAATCATCTTTAACGCCGAAATGGTTCGTGCAGTTCTGGAAGGCAGAAAGACGCAGACGCGCCGGATCATCGTACCAAGCATGCGAACCGCTGACTCGCAATTTGAGTTGCACCAGCAGCCTGATGGTTCGTGGCGACCAATGCACACTTTCAATGAAGGCTCATTTGACAGCAAAGGCTGTGAGCGACCAATTAATTGCCCGTTCGGTGCAGTAGGTGATCGCCTGTGGGTGCGTGAGACGTGGCAGGCAATCCATGATTCATCTGATGAGCATGGCAATGTCGATGAGCGCACCTGGATGCCGTCCATCATCAAGGAGTCAGACAGCTACTGGCACCCCATATATGCAGCATCATGGGGTAATGAGGATCGGGAAACTCGCGATTTCCCCTGGCGGCCTTCCCTTCATATGCCGCGCTGGGCTTCCCGCATAACGCTGGAGATTACCGGCGTTCGTGTGGAGCGGTTGCACTCCATTACCCTAGGCGATATTTGCAAAGAGTTTGGCTGTGGCCTTTATGACTTCCGACCTGCCACATATGGATTTCAGGTATGGGAAGAACTTTGGCAATCAATCTACGGAGAAGAAAGCTGGCAGGCTAATCCGTGGGTGTGGGTCATTGAGTTTAAGCGCGTGGAGGGTGAGTGATGGAAAAGTTATGGCTATGGTTCGGGCTTAGTCGAGCTGCGTTTTTGGTTTTGCCGAGAGTCGGGATGCATGCAATGCCTAATGAATGGCAGGAAAAAATGGCTGCACTTCTAACCGAATACACGAATGCAATAGACACAGGGGCGTTTGGTGTTGAGTCGTGCGTGGTTCGTGCAACCGACAGAAACGGGAAATTAGCGCCAATGCCGGAGGAACTTCTCAATTATCGTCACCCCAGTGCGGACACTATTGCGGAGTTAAAAAATCATGACTAACAACCAGCAACTTGCAGCACATTGCCGCGACGTTATCGCCAATCCGCAAGACCATCTGGATTGGGTGGTGGATATGGCTAGGGTGGCTCTTGCCGCACTCACCCAACCTGCAAGCCCGGTTTTGAAGTTGCCTGACTCAATCACTGAACTTCCATGTGATGTGCGTCTGCCTAACGTTACCTACCGCAAGGGCATACATACAAGAATGCTTTTGGAGGGGTTGCAGCGCCGCGCGGAGTATCCAAGAGAAGATGACGAACCACACACAGCACAGATAGAGCCTTTATGTGCCACAGGTGGTGCAGAGTGGGTGAAAGAGGCTGAGCATTTGGCGGAAATTTATGGCACCAGCTTCGTGATGTTCCGCCATGGTGAGAAGCCACAGTGCGCCGATCCGACAAAGGTGATCATTACTTTCACCGATAAAGGGCTGGGCTATGAACCAGCACCGCCGGAGGAAAAATGATTAAGGTGTTGAAGGTTTGCTACGGTTGCGGTGGACCGGTTCTCTACGCAGGGTTCGGTTCGATACCCAAAATACCCATGTGCGCAATATGCCGCAGTTCAAGTATGAAGCCACGCTATGTTTATCTGAACGGCTTTGACTGTGCATTACCGAAATATGACATCAACTCACCAATGATTTTGGATAGATTAAGGCGTGGCATACCTGTTGTGCTTCCAGTCGATTTGATTATCAAATTTGGGGGAGCAGATGCCTAAGTCACCCGCAGAACGCAAAAAGGACCAGCGCGAACGTCAGGCCGCTGCCGGTGAGCAGAAACTGGAGCTGGTTCTGGATAGTCAGGAGCTGGCAATGCTCGATTATGATTGCACCGCGCGCCGCCCGGGCCGTGAGCCATACAGCCGCGAAGAGCTGGTGTCGCTGATGATCCGCAAATATCACGCCGAGCTGCTGGCAAAACAGGAAGAACTGAGCCAGCGCCAGTGCGGCAAGTGTGGCGATCAGCTGCCGGTGCAGGATTGCCCATGCAAAGGCGAGGTAGCATGCTGGGCTAATCGTGGATGGCATGAAACCAAATTAACGCTGTGACATGTCACGATAATAAACAGCCCTGTTATACTGTTCGCATAAACAGTGTTTCGGGGCTTTTTTTATGCGCACATTCTCAACTGCAGGTTACAAGTTCTACATGCTGGATCGGGGTGAGCGAGCGCCAGATCCATACAGCAGTCGTGATGTTGCCGGAGCTTACCTCATCTGGCCGCGCAAAAACGGCAAGTGGGACACGCGGATATTCCACCGTGGGCAGTGGACCGAGTTTACCGATCGCCAGTTCGATACGGAGAACGAGGCGTTCAACTTCGCTTACGACCACTACGGCGCCACACAGAACAGATTTACTCCGCGAGATTAATGCCGCCGCCTTTTGGCGGCTTTATTTTGCGTGTTATGATTACCAAAACGGTAACTATTCCCCGGTGCCGTGGTAATTATTCAGGAGTGCTGAACGTGCCGAGACCCCAGCCCAAGACAAAGCTCACAGAGCAGATGGTTCGCTACTGCGAGGAGTACGTCAAAAACCCCGATGACCAGACCGCGTGCGCCATTGCTGCAGGCTATAGCGAATCTACTGCTGCGCAGTCAGCAAGCCGACTGATGGCCGATCAGCGCATCCTCGATCGCATTGCCGATATGCGCCAGGCACGCAACCGCCGCACCAAGATTGACGCCGATACCGTGCTGCTGAAGCTGTCCGAGATGATCGAGGCTGACGTAGGAGACATTCTCGACGAGAACGGCGCTATCAAGCCCATCAAGCAATGGCCGGAAGTCTGGCGCAAGTCCGTGTCCGCCTTCGACGTGCTGGAGATTGATGACGGCACCGAGGTGCGCACCACGCTGAAAAAAGTGAAGCTGCTGGACAAGGTGAAGATTCTGGAGCTGATTGGCCGGCACGTAGACGTTTCCGCGTTCCGCGACAAAGTGGAAGTGGATGTGAACTTCAGCCTGGCCGATCGCCTGGCAGCGGCACGCAAGCGCGCGGCGCAGGATGACGCCAATGAGTAATGCCGCTGTCGATCTGGAGATGCAGCTGGTGGATGACATCGCGCGGTTCACTCACGACCCGTACGGTTACGCGCAGTATGCATTTCCATGGGGTGAAGAGGGTACCGATCTGGCCTTCGCCAAAGGTCCGCGGCAGTGGCAGGCAGAAGCGTTTAAAGAGATTGGTGAGCACCTGCAAAACCCTGAGACACGACACCAACCGCTGATGATGGCGCGCGCATCCGGTCACGGGATCGGCAAGTCCGCGTTTATCTCGATGCTGATTAACTGGGGGATGGCGACCTGCGAAGACTGCAAGGTTGTCGTGACTGCCAACACCGAGAACCAGCTGCGTACCAAAACGTGGCCAGAGATTACCAAGTGGTCACGCCTGGCGATTCACAGCCACTGGTTCAACCCGACCGCCACAGCGATGTACAGCACCGACAGCGGCAGGGATAAGAGCTGGCGCGCCGATGCTATTCCGTGGTCTGAGAACAACACAGAGGCATTCGCAGGGCTGCACAACGAGCGCAAGCGCATCATCCTGGTATTCGACGAAGCATCAAACATCGCCGATTTGGTGTGGGAAGTTGCCGAGGGTGCGCTGACGGATGAGAACACAGAAATAATCTGGATTGCGTTCGGTAACCCGACGCGCAACACCGGCCGGTTCCGCGAGTGTTTCCGCAAGCTGCGCCACCGCTGGAAGACAAAGCAGATCGACAGCCGCACCGTAGAGGGCACGAACAAAGAGCAGCTGCAGAAGTGGGTGGACGATTACGGCGAGGATAGCGACTTCGTTAAAGTTCGCGTGCGCGGTCAGTTCCCGTCTGCATCTGAAACGCAGTTTATCCCGTCCGGCCTGACCGATGCCGCCGTGGGGCGCGTTATTACAGAGGCGCAGGTAGCGCACGCGGCCACAGTTATCGGCGTTGACCCATCCCATCAGGGCAAAGACCCAGCTGTTATCTATCTGCGGCAGGGGCTGCACTGCAAGAAGCTGGGAGAGTACCCACGCACCACCGATGATGTGTGGTTTGCCAAAACCGTTGCTGACTTCGAAGACCAGTACAAAGCTGATGCGGTGTTCATCGATTACGGCTATGGCACGGGCCTGAAGTCAGTGGGTGATAACTGGGGCCGCAACTGGCAGCTGATTCAGTTCGGCGGCGGATCGACAGATCCAGAGATGGCGAACAAGCGCGGCGAGATGTACAACTCAGCTAAGAAGGCGCTGAAAGAGGGCGCGCAGCTGGACAGCCAGGAACTGGCGGACGAGCTGTCAGCGCCGGAGTACAAAGTCAGGTTGAAGGACAGCCGCAAGGTGCTGCAGGACAAGGAAGAAGTCAAAGAGACGCTGGGCCGCTCACCAAACAACGCCGATGCCTATGTTCTGACGTATGCCTTCCCGGTGGTGAAAAAGCAGTTTGGCACGCCGGGGCAGGAGCAGGGACGCAGCGATTGTGATTACAACCCGTATGACTGATAACAAAAAGCCCGCCGATGTGCGGGCTTAGTGTGACATGTCACGGCGTTATTCTTCGCTCAAGCGTTGTTTCAGCAGATAACCTTCCAGCATCCAAATCTTATTCACCGCATTTTCACGGGCAATCTTGCGCCCGATCTCAGCGTCGAAGTTCTCCGGGCTGGCGCAGGCGCTTTCGCCGGTTACCGTAAAGCCGTTTTTCAGAACCAAAACGCAGAAGGTAAGCAGGTGCAATGCTTCAGGCCATTCCGGAATTTTCACAGATGGTTCCCGCTGCTCTTCAATGAATGCGAAATTGGCGCCATCATTTGCAGTGAAGTAATGCTCGCTGGTAATGACGCTCTGGATGTGGTCAGGCGTAACGCGCGGTGCCGTTTTGCCTTTGGCTTGAATCTCCTGCTCGATATCTTTGTCAGACATAAAACCTCCAGATAAAAAAATGCCCGCAGGGCGCGGGCAACACAGATTCCAGACCTCTATCAGGATTGCACCTCTTTGGGTACAGAGAGAAACCATCGTAATGGCGTCCGTCTGTAGCTAAAAAGGGGCGGCTCAGCAAACTGGCGAGTAAAATCTGAGCCGCCTAATAACACAGCAACGGTCCTACAGGTACATCGGTGATGACACTCATCGTCTCTAAAGCGTCCGAAAACACCCGACGAATGCCATCAACGATGTGAAGTAGTGCCGGGTGCCTCCCGGTGCTCTGGCCGAACTGACAACCTCCAGAGCGGTTTTAGACTTTGAGCACCAACCGATCGTGTAATCGTTGATGCCAGTTCTCCGCGAGCGCATAGCCGCATTCACCACATCAAACCGTGCCGGGATGATGCCCGGCTTATCCACCGCCTTTACTTTTAAGCCCAATATCCTGCTGCGGTACTCCGGGCTGTGGTCGCATGTCAGCACTCCTCACGCCCTGATAATTACCATATTGGTAACGCGTGTCAAATCTTTTTCTCAGTTATTGGTAAATAAAACCCACATATGGTTTAATTTTGGTAATTCTTCAAGGGAGTTACAGCCATGTGCATGGGTTCAAAACCTTCCGTCCCATCAGCCGCAGAAGTACAAGCCGCGCCACAGGCGCAGGACAGCGCCGTCATTGACGCGCGCGATGACGAAACACGCCGTCGCCGCGCTGCTGCCGGTCGTGCCTCAACCCTGCTGACTGGTTCACAGGGCGATACCTCACAGGCCAATACCAGCAATAAAACGCTGCTGGGCCAGTAACAACGTATCGGGGCGATCATGGCTAACGAGACACTGAAACAGAAACTGAACAAGCAGCTTGGGCTGCTGAAGCAGGAAAGAACCTCTTTCGAATCGCACTGGCGCGACCTGTCTGATTTCATCAGTCCGCGTTCCAGTCGCTTTCTCGTTTCCGAAGCCAACCGCGACGACCGCCGCAACACCAAGATTGTTGACCCAACGGCAACGCTGGGTGAGCGCACGCTTGCCAGTGGCATGATGTCAGGCATCACCAGCCCGGCGCGCCCGTGGTTCAAGCTGGCGCTGCCGGATCCGCAGATGATGGATTACGGCCCGGTCAAACAGTGGCTGGAGACTGTGCAGAACCGCATGAACGACATGTTCAACAAGTCGAATCTGTACCAGTCGCTGCCCATTGTTTACGGGCAAATCGGCACGTATGGCACCGCAGCAATGGCCGTGCTCGAGGATGACGAAGACGTAATCCGCACGTACCCATTCCCGATAGGCAGCTATTACGTTTCGAACAGTTCACGCCTGAGCATCGACACCGTGTTTCGTGAATTCCGCATGACCACGCGCCAGCTGGTGGAGCAGTTCGGCCTTGATGCCGTCAGCGAAACCGTTAAAGGCCAGTGGACAACGCAGAACACCGAATCATGGCACGACGTCATTCACGCCATTTACCCGAACGTTAACCGCGAAACCGGCAAGCTGGACGCAAAGAACAAGCGGTTCAAATCCGTTTATTTCGAGAAAGCTGGCGATGACAAGGTGCTCCGCGAATCTGGGTACGACGAACACCCCGTTCTGGCGCCGCGCTGGGAAGTGAACGGCGAGGACGCCTACGGCAGCAACTGCCCTGGCATGACTGCACTTGGTCAGGTTAAAGCGCTGCAGCTTCAGGGTAAGCGCCGCGACCAGCTGATAGACAAAGCCACCAACCCGCCGATGGTCGGGCCTTCTTCGCTCAAAGCGCAGCGTGTTTCGCAGCTGCCTGGCTCAATCACTTACGTCGATCAACTGTCCGGGCAGGACGGATTAAAGCCGCTCTACCAGGTGAACCCGCAAACCAATGAGCTGATGGCCGCTATTCAGGACACGCGCGAGATTATCCGCAGCTCCTATTTCGTCGACCTGTTCCTGATGCTGCAGAACATCAACACCCGCAGCATGCCGGTGGAAGCCGTCAATGAGCTGCGCGAAGAGAAGTTGCTGATGCTCGGCCCGGTGCTCGAGCGTCTGAATGATGAATTCCTTGATCCGCTGATTGACCGCGCGTTTTCCATCATGGTGCGCAAAGGCATGTTGCCGCCGGCGCCTGAAGTAATGCAGGGCATGCCGTTACGTATCGAATACATCTCCGTGATGGCGCAGGCACAGAAATCCATTGGGCTTTCCAGCCTGTCGCAAACCGTTGGCTTTATCGGCCAGCTGGCGCAGTTCAAACCCGAAGCACTCGACAAGCTCGACGCTGACCAGGCGATCGATGCCTTCTCTGAAATGTCAGGCGTATCTCCAACCGTGATTGTTCCGGATGAAATGGTCGCGCAGATCCGCAAGCAGCGCGCTGAACAGGTGCAACAGCAGCAGCAAATGCAGATGGCGCAGATGGCGGTGCAGGGTGCTAAAGACCTGAGCCAGACCAGCACCGAAGGGCAGAACGCGCTGACAGCTATGGCGGGTGGTGCGCAGCAATGACCGATTTTGACGATGACAAGGCGCTGCAGGATGCCGAACAGAAGCGTAAGAACCTGGCAGATCGTACCCGAGATGACCTGATTCACGTGATGGGAAGTCAACAGGGTCGCCGTGTTATCTGGAAACTTCTGGATTCTGCCGGCGTGTTTTCCATCTCGTTCACTGGCGACAACAACGCCACCAATTTCAATGAAGGCCGCCGCAGTGAAGGCCTTCGCCTGTTCTCCGATGTGATGGCGCACTGTCCTGATCTGTACATGACCATGGCGAAAGAAGCCAAAGAAGACGAGGAAAAATCCTGATGCCGTACACCGATATCAAGTTTGTCCGTACCTCTTCAATTGCAGAGCTGGAAGCAATGATCCCGCCTCTGCTGAAGCAGGGATATCAGCCTTACGGCGTGGTTCAGATCCGTAACTCGCCTAACTCACAGGGCGGCTACGACTTCTTCCAGGCAATGGTGATGGGTGACAGCTCCGTGCTGGCGGCGAATCAAAAGCTAATGACCGACGGCGATGCCATCACCGTGCAGAACAGCGCCGGTGCAGCCGTATCGGGAACGCACAAAATTGCCATCGTGAACGGTGCGCTGGTGCTGAAACTTGATGCGACCGTCGCGCCGCTTATCAACGGACAGGTGCAGAACAGCGTGCCTGTAACGAACAACGCTTTGCTATCCATCGGCACCACAAATCGCAAGGTCACCAGCACGGTGGCAGCGGGTGCGCTCACCAACTTAACCATCGTGTAAAGAGGTTTTATGAACGCGTTATTTCGCAAGTTATTCATCCGCCACCAGTCAGAAGCTGCTTCTGCTGAGGCACCTGCTGGCGGTGATGCTGGCGGCGCAGCCGGTGGTGCAGAGCAATCAGCAACGACTCAGACCACCGATGGCGCACAGGGTGAAAACCAGCCGGGCGCAGAAGGCGAACAAAGCAAGCCTGATGCTGAAGGCGAAGGCAAGCCAGGCGAAGAGAAGGCGCCAGACGGTGAGAAGAAACCGGATGAGAAGAAGCCAGAAGGTGCGCCCGAGAAATATGAATTTGCGGCACCCGAAGGCAGCGAGCTCGACAAAGAAGCGCTGGAACATTTCGAACCAATCGCTCGCGAACTGAACCTGAATCAGGAGCAGGCGCAGAAGCTGGTTGATCTGTATGGCAAAGAAGTAATGCCGAAGCTCATCGCCAAGCAGGCTGAGAGCTGGCAGAAGCAAACCGCTGAATGGGCGGTAGCAGCTAAAGACGACAAAGAGATTGGTGGGGAGAAATTCCCGGCCAACCTGGAAAAAGCAAAGCAGGCAATGGACAAGTTCGCCAACCCTGAATTGCGCACTTATCTGGAGGAGAGCGGCCTGGGTAATCACCCTGAGCTCATCCGCCTGATGGTAAACGTAGGCCGGGCCATGTCGGAGGACACCCTGGTTACGTCAAACGAGAAAGGCCAGCGTTCGGCGGCCGACGTTCTTTATGGCAAAAACTGAGGAAATAAACCATGGCTGTTAAAGGCTTAACTGCGCTGACGCTGGCTGACTGGGGTAAGCGCGTAGATCCGAATGGCAAGATCGATAAGATTACTGAGCTGTTGTCTCAGACCAACCCGATCCTGCAAGACATGCTGATTGTCGAAGGCAATCTGCCAACTGGCCACCGCACGACTGTTCGCTCTGGTTTGCCAAACGCGACATGGCGCCTACTGAACTACGGTGTGCAACCAAGCAAATCAACCACCGTCCAGATTACTGACTCTATCGGCATGCTGGAAAGCTATGCGGAAGTGGATAAATCCCTGGCGGATCTGAATGGCAATACTGCTGAATTCCGTCTTTCTGAGGATCGGGCTTTCATCGAAGCGATGAACCAGCAGATGGCACAGACACTGTTCTACGGTGACACCAGTGTCAACCCGCAGCAGTTCATGGGCCTGTCTTCTCGCTACTCCAGCAAAACCGCAGGCAACGGTCAGAACATTATCGATGCAGGCGGCACCGGCACAGATAACACATCGATCTGGCTGGTGGTGTGGGGTGAGAACACTGTTCACGGCATCTTCCCGAAAGGTCAGAAGGCTGGTCTCAACATGGAAGACAAAGGCCAGCAGACGCTGCGCGACGCCAACAACAACCCGTATGAAGGTTATCGTACCCATTACAAATGGGATAACGGCCTGACTCTTCGCGACTGGCGCTATGTCGTTCGTATCGCAAACATCGATGTTAGCGACCTGTCAACGCCAGCAGCTGCAGCAAACATTGTCAGCCTGATGGTTAAAGCGCTGCATCGCATCCCTAACCGTGGCATGGGTAAGCCTGTGTTCTACATGAACCGAACCATTGGCCAGGCTCTGGATCTGCAGTCGCTCGACAAAGCATCGTTGGCGCTGAGCGTAAAAGAGACTGAGGGCGAATGGTGGACTTCGTTCCGTGGTGTGCCAATCCGTGAAACTGACGCAATTCTGGAAACAGAAGCGCGCGTTGTTTAACGCCTGTCATTAACTGGTGGGCTGGCAACGGCCCATGCATGGAGAAACAAAGATGATCCTCGACAAACTGTTGATGTTCTCCGAAGCGCAGGCGGTTACCGCAACTGCTGCTTCGACTGATGTTATCGACCTCGGTCCGATCGACGGCACCCGCCGTGATATCGGCGTTGGTTATCCTCTGGAGCTGTTCGTCAACGTGAACACCACAGCCACCGCTGCAGGTGCGGCCACGGTGAACATCCAGCTGCAGACGAGTGCAGATAACAGCTCATGGACCACGCTTACCGCAAGTGGTGATCTGGCGCTGTCTGCTCTGACTGCGGGTAAACGCGTGTATTCCACCAAAGTACCACAGGGTGTTCAGCGCTATCTGCGCATGAATTACGCCGTTGGTACTGGCCCGCTGACCGCTGGTGCGTTCACCGCCGGCATTAACCTGGACGTGGATAACAACTCACCGTATCCAATCCGTTCACGCATCACTGGTTAAGGGGCGCGTAAATGTCACAGGAAACCGCAAAGTATCGCGTTCTGCGCCTCTCTCACATCAATAACAACCTGTGGCCGGAAGGCTCAGAAGTTGAATATGACGGTGAGCCGGGCAGCGCGCTGGAGCCACTGAACGAAGCAGCGAAAGCTGCGAAGAAGAAGGCAGAGAGCAAAGGCAAAGGGCAATCAGCGCAGGCCGTTGTGCCGAACCCGTCATCACAGCAGCCAGGTGAAGTCGACAATCCGGGTGATGACGATCTGGACAAGCTCCGCGAAGAGTACGAAGCGCTCTTTAACGATAAGCCGCATCACAACACCAAAGCTGAAACCCTCCGCGAGAAAATCGCTGAGAAGCGAAAAGAACTCGGTCTCTGACCGGCGATAAGCAAGGGGCCGGTTGGCCCCTTCTTTTTCAGGAGAATCACTGTGGCTTCCGTCATCGAGATCTGCAACATCGCGCTGAGCCGCCTCGGCAACAGTCGCACCATCAACAGCCTGAGCGAGCAGAGTAAAGAGGCTGGTCTTTGCGATCTGCATTACGACTCTGCGCGCGAAGAAGTGCTGTCTGACTTCAACTGGAATTTTGCCACTAAGCGCGTGGCGCTGGCAGATACCGGTGATGCGCCTGGAGACTGGCAGTTTGCCTATCGTTATCCGACTGATGGACTGCGCATAATTGAAATTATGGTGCCCGGTATGCGTAATGCACCGGAGCGCATGCGAATCCAGTATGAAGTTGGCAGCGACAGTGATGGCACCGGCCGCCTAATTTACACCGATCAGCGTGATGCGTGGCTGAAATACGTGGCGAAGGTGACGGATCCGAACATGTTTGATGCACTGTTCCGCAGCGCGCTTGCATGGAAGCTCGCCGCAGAAATCGGGATGCCGCTGGCCTCCGCGCCGACGCTGGTGCAGAACGCACTCACCATGTATGCGCAGATCATCCGCAGCGCGGGCAGCCACTCGATGAATGAAAGCCAGGAACCGGTAGAGCCGGAAAGCGAATTTACCAGCGCGAGGTTGAGCTGATGGCTAACAGCCTGATTCAGCCGTCGTTCGCCGGCGGTGAGATTTCTCCAAACGTATACGGTCGCGTTGACCTCGCCAAGTATTCAGTGGCGCTACGCCGCTGCCGTAATTTTATCGTGCGCCAGTATGGCGGCATTGAGAACCGCCCGGGCACACGCTTCATTGCCGAGGCCAAATATCCAAACCGTAAGTGTCGCCTGATCCCTTTCCAGTTCTCGACGGTGCAGACCTACGCGCTCGAGTTCGGGCACCTGTACATGCGCGTCTATAAAGACGGCGGGCAGGTGCTGACCAGCAGCAATGTTGTATATGAGCTGGCAACGCCCTATCAGGAAGCAGACCTGTTTAACCTGAAATTCACGCAGTCAGCTGACGTGATGACTATTTGTCACCCATCGTATGCTCCGCGGGAACTGCAGCGTTTCGCGCATGACAATTGGGCGATCGTCGAGGTGGTGACCAAGAGCGGGCCTTTCGAAGATATCAACATTGATGATACCAAAACGGTTTACGCGAGCGGTGAAACGGGAACGATTACCCTGACGGCCAGTAGCGCTATCTTCGGTGCTGAGCAGGTGGGCAAGCTTTTCTATCTTGAGCAGCCAGCTGTTGACTCGGTGCCTGTATGGGAGACCAGCAAAACCACCGCTATTAACGATGTGAGGCGAGCAGACAGCAGCTACTACCGTGCTAACACGGCTGGCAAAACTGGCACGCTACGACCATCTCATACCGAAGGTATGGCGTGGGATGGGTGGGGTGGAACAGGAGATGATGACACCGGCATTCAGTGGGAATACCTGCATTCAGGGTTTGGCATCTGCCGCATCACTGCTGTTGCAGGTAATGGACTGAGCGCCACCGCCACGGTAATTTCCCGCATCCCATCCAATTCCGTGGGCAGCACCAAGGCGTCATACAAGTGGGCGCGTTACGCATGGAACAGCGTGAACGGCTATCCCGGAACGGTCGTTTATTATCAGCAGCGTCTAATCTTCGCCGCGTCTAAAGCGTTTCCTCAGACGGTGTGGTGCAGTCGCTCGGGTGACTACAAAGACTTTGGTAAAAACAGTCCGGTCACCGATGACGATCGCATCATCTACACCTATGCAGGCCGGCAGGTGAATGAGATTCGACATCTGATTGATGTCGGTTCACTAATGGCGCTGACATCCGGCGGACAGTTTCAGGTTACCGGCGATCAGAATAAGGTGCTGACACCAGCGTCATTCTCGTTTAGCTCGCAGGGTGCTGATGGTGCCAGCTCTACGCCACCAATCATCGTGAGCAATATTGCGCTATTCATCCAGGACAAGGGCAGCGTGGTTCGCGACCTTGCCTATTCGTTTGACGTTGATGGGTATCAGGGTAGCGATCTGACCGTGCTGTCAAACCACCTGTTTCAGGGTTATCAACTGGTGGACTGGTCGTTTACGGTGGTGCCGTACTCAGCCGCCTGGGCAATCCGTAATGACGGAATGTTGCTATGCCTGACTTATTTGCGTGATCAGCAGGTGTTTGCCTGGGCGCCGCAGCCCTCAGATGGCAAGTTCGAATCGACCTGCAGCATCAGCGAAGGCACTGAAGACGGCGTGTATTTCAGCGTGCAGCGCACTGTCAACGGTGTGACGAAGCGCTACATCGAACGCCTCAACAGCCGCCAGTTTAACGACGATCAGGACGCTTTCTTTGTTGATTGCGGGCTGAGTTATGACGGACGCAACGCTGATACAGCGCGCACCATGACACTATCCAGCACCGGAGACTGGAAGTGGACAACCCCTATGACGCTGACAGTGTCGGGCGCGGCGCTATTCACTGCCGCTAGCGTGGGCGATGCCGTGCATCTGCCATACACCGAAACCGAAGACGGAGCGATCATTGATAAGACACTGCGCCTGCAGATTCTTAGCTACGTCAGTGGCAACGCTGTCAGCGTGCAGCCAAACCGTGATGTGCCGCTGGCATTGCAGAGCGTGGCCACTTCGAACTGGTCATTAGCTCGCGCAAAATTCAGCGGGCTTGCACACCTTGAGGGGAAGACACTGAACGTGCTTTCCGATGGAAATGTTGAACCTCAGAAAGTGGTCACCGGCGGTTCAATCACGCTCGATACTCCCGGATCCGTTGTGCATGTTGGCCTGCCAATCACTGCCGAGTTCGAAACGCTCGATATCAACATCAACAATCAGGAAACGCTGCTGGATAAAAAAATGATCATCTCGCAGGTTAGCCTGGTGGTGAACGCCAGCCGCGGCGTTTTTGCCGGTACCGATGGGCAGCGACTCTTTGAATATCCACAGCGGGAGTTTGAGTTTTATGATCAGCACGTAGAAGACGCCACCGGCGTTATCGATCTGGCAATTGATGCGAACTGGAGTAAAGGCGGTCGCGTCTATATCCGCCAGACAGATCCTTTACCTCTGTCAGTGTTGGCCGTTATCCCGTCCGTCACCGTAGGAGGCCGCTGATGCCAAAGGTTCAGGTTATTCCAGCAACACCAGAGCATGTCGCCGAGTTGTTGCCACACATCCGCCAGGCAGATATTGCTGAGTTCGAATCAGGCTGGGGGTTGTCTCCAGAGCAGGTGCTTGATTACGGCTTGCGCTATTCGACCGGCTGCTGGGCAGGTCTTGCGAATGACGAAGTAGTAAGCATCTTCGGTGTAACGCCTGCCAGCATACTGACTGGCTACGGCACCCCCTGGCTGGTTGCATCCGATCGCCTGGATAAATATTCCCGCGCCTTCATCCGGCACAGTCGCCCGCTGCTGCGCGGCATTCTCGAAACCTATCCACGCCTCGAAAACTATGTTGATTCCCGCAACGTAGCCGCCAAGCAGTGGCTGCACTGGATGGGGTTCAAACTCGATGAACCTGCACCCGTAGGCCCGAACAGCATCCCGTTTCATCGCTTCACCATGGAGAAAAAATAATGTGCGGACCAGTTGCAGTTGGTGTAGCCATGCTTGCGGCGGCGGCCGCGTCTGCTTACAGCCAGCGACAGAACTCTAAATATCAGTCACGCCTGGCGGAATATAACGCTGACGTGCAGGAGAAATCAGCCGACGCAGCAGTCAACGCTGGCAACGAACAGGCGGCGCAGGCACGCGCACGGGCGCGACAATTACAGGGAACGCAGGCGGCCACGCTGGCAACTAATGGCATCGACCTGGGTGGCGGCACGGCGGTGGATATTTTTGCTGATACAGCGCAGCAGGGCGAGCTTGATGCCCTGACCAATGTGAACAATGCGCAGCGTCAGGCTTATGGTTTGCAGGCGCAGGCTGCAGGCAACAGATCACAGGCATCTGCCTTCACGTCCTTTGGCAACCAGCAGGCCGGTTTAACGCTGCTCAATGGTGCAATCAGCGCGTTCGGTGCTTACAGCAGCGCAGGCGGTAGCAGCATGATGGCGTCAAGCGGTGGGGGTGCAGCCAGCAATAATTCGAACGCTTTCGGCAGCCTGCAAAATTCGCGCTATGGCAGCAACAGCTACACATTCTGAGGATCGATGAATGCCAACAGTTCCTACGTATAACCAGCGCCAGACCTCAGATCAGGGATTACCGGCGCCGCAGGTTAATGTGCAGACGACCCCGCTTAACTTCGGTGGAGCAATCGGTGAAATCGGCAACAAGGTTGCGGGTCTTCTCGGTGAGAGCATCCAGAGAGCTAACGTTGCTAAGCAGCAGGAAGCCATGCAGCAATTCCAGGCTTTCGCCGATGACCAGTTCAATAATACTGACACCGGTCTGATGACGAAGACCGGCAAGAATGCGATTGGTCAGGCTGAGCCAATGCTCGCCAGTCTGCGGAGTAAAGCCGATGAGCTATCACAGCAGATCCCGGAAGGCATGCGCCCGCAATTCATGGCGCAGATCAACGAGATGGGCATGGGATATAAGCGTCAGGCGCTGCGCTATGAAATCGGTCAGACACAGCAGTATGAGAACGACCAGTTTCAGGCAACGCTTAACACCGGCATTAAATCGGCGTCATCGCTCTACAGTGACAATCAGGCATATGTCGCTGCCAATAAGCAGATATTCAGCCAGATCGATGAATACGGTTCGGCGCATGGCTGGAGCACGGAACAGATTCAGGCCAAGAAAATTGAGTTCAAAGAGGCTACCGCGCGGCAGGCGGTCGAGAATCAGATCGGCGCAAGCTATGTGGATTTCATCCAGCAGAACGGCGAACCGGCGGACGTGGGCGGCGCAATGCGTGTCCCTTCGGTAGATGCCGGCGGCAGCACCGGGGATGCGCGCGGCATTCGCAATAATAATCCCGGCAACATCCGCATGTCTGGTTCTAAATGGGAAGGCCAGACTGGCGATGACGGCGACTTCGTGAAGTTTGCCACGCCTGAGCACGGCATTCGCGCGCTGGGCCGCAACCTGCTTTCCTATGATCGCCAGGGTTACAACACCGTTGAGCAGATCATTAGCCGCTGGGCGCCGCCAAACGAAAACAAGACCGACAAATATATCGCGGATGTTGCGGGTGCTCTTGGCGTTCCGCCAAACACGCGCCTTGATCTCACCGACATCAGCACGCTAACTAGCCTGTCTAAAGCCATCATTAAAAAGGAGAATGGACAGAGTAATTACACTGACGCGCAGATTTCATCAGGGCTGCAGGCTGCGCTGGGCGTAAGTTCTTTACCTCCGGCGCAGGACGCAATGAAGCGCCTGACCGGGATGTCCGCGTTTGATGCGCTGAACACAGAAGACCAGGGCAAGTTCATGCGTCAGGCTGAAGCGATCGGCAACCAGCAGCGCGCGCAATACCGCGGGCAACTGGAAGGCGTGCTGAAAGATGCCACCGCCGCTTACATGCGCGGCAAGGAATATCCAAACGCACCGGGTCAGGCCGAGTTCATTCAGGCTTATGGCTATTCCGATGGCATGAAGAACTATGACCAGTTCCGCCATACGCAGCAACTTGGGTCAGATATTGGCGCGGTGCAGAATTTGCCGTTCTCATCACAGCAGGCTTTGCTGCAGGATCGTCAACCCGTTCCGGGCGAAGGATATGCAGCAGCTGCCAGCCGTTACGATTCACTGACGCAGGCGGTGGACTATGTGAATAAAGCGCGGCAGGCCGACCCGGTAAACTATGCCCAGCAGCAGCAGATACTTGATCCGGTTTCTGTTGGTAACGTCCAGCAGTTTGGCGCCGGGCTGGCACAGCGCGCTAACATGATGCCGCAAATCTCGCAGCAGTACGGCACGCCGCTAAAGGTTTTCAGCAAAGAAGAGGCCGCGCAGCTTGGGCAGATTTTCAAAGAGGCGCCGATCAGCCAGCAGGTGGCATACCTTGACACCATGCGTCAGAGCATTGGCGACAAGCGAACCTACATGGCTGCGTTGCAGCAGGTTAGCGAATCAGCGCCTACCGCTGCGGTGGCGGGCATAATTATGGATAAGCCAGGCGCAATCACCGCGCAGAAAAACCTGCTTTCCTCTGACGTGAATGTGAATCCTTCTGATGCAGCAATGACGATCCTTGAGGGCAACAAAGCGCGTAAGGGTGAAAAGGTTAAAGGGGAGCAGGCGGTAAAAGGTTTGCCAATGCCGAAAGACACTGAAATGCGCGCCGACTTCGCCAGCTACGTGGGTGACGCTTTCGCAGGCGATGCGCAGGGCGCGGAGATGGCATATCAGACCGCTCTCGACTATTACGCAGGCCTGAGCCAGCGCAAAGGCGATATCACTGGCGAATACGACACAAGCCGCTTTAAGCAGGCGATGGCCGTTTCTACCGGCGGAATCTATGACTACAACGGGCAGGGCAGCGTGATGCTTCCGTGGGGCATGGGCGAAACGGAGTTTGATGGCGCTGTTGATGCTGCGTGGAAAGACCAGGTAACCGGCGCCGGCATTAAAGCACCACCGGGCCAGTACGGTTTGCAGAGCTACGGCGACAGCCAATACCTGATCAAACTGGGCGCAGGATATTTACAGGACAACACCGGGCAGCCGGTGATTCTGGATCTGCAGCGTAAGCGTCAGCGGTTCAGCGGAGACATTCCACAATGAGTTATTTCGGACTGAACACCTCGAACCAGAACCAGTTGATGGACACGGCCGCGTCTAACCCGGTCCGCATGGGCAGTAATGATGTTGGCATGCTCGACAACATGTTTGGCGCTGCTGGCGCGGGAATTTACTCGGGTCTCGTAGCAAAACCTGATCAAGCTTTATGGGGGGCGATCGACACCGCTATTAGCCCGGCGGCTAAGTTTGTCAGCGACACCTTTGGCGTGAAAGACACATCAGCCGACTTCGCGGCAAACCAGCGCAAGCTTGCTGAACAGCAGGTTCGACGCCTGACACCCGACGCGGGCACTACCGGCACCGCTGGGCAGATCCTCTATGGGCTGTTTGATATGGGTTCGCAGGCGGTGGCTGGCACATTGCTGGGCGGTCCAGTCGGCGGCGCAGCAGTGGTCAGCGGGCTGCAGGGTTTCTCTGAGTTTGAACGCCTCCGGGCTGACGGCGTTGATGTATCGACAGCGCAGGAAGTGGCGCTGGCGCACGGCATTACCGCCGGGGTTGGCACGCTGTTGCCAATGAGCATCGGCCTGCGTGCTGGCGGTGCGCTGAGTGAAGGTATCGGCGCGCAGCTTGCCAGAACAGGCGAGAGCACGCTGCGTAATGTCGCGGCTGCTACCGCTCGTGCCGTTCCTGATGTTGCTTATGCGGCGGGTACAAACGTTGCGATGGGTATGGCGCTGCGCGGCACCACGGCGGCAACGCTGCGTAAGGGCGGCTATGAGGATATGGCGGCGCAGTACGACGTGTTCGACCGTCAGGCGCTGGCGATTGATGCCGTGATGGGCGTCGCGTTCGGCGGCATCGGCCGGTTCATTAACGCGCGCGGCGAATCGGTGGCGGCTCCGGAGTTCTCGCGTGGCGATGTTGACGCGGCGCTGTCCATGAATGCGGCTCAGCATGCTGAAGTTGATATTGCTCCCGGCGTACCGGTTAACGTGCTTTCACGTAATGCACATGCTCAGGCGCTGCAGAAGGCAATGCGGGATCTGAGTCAGGGGCAACCGGTGGATGTGGCGAGTATCACCGCTGATGCATCATTCAATGAGATACTCGGACGCCGTAACTTAATCACGCAGTCGATTAATGAGGCGTTGATGGGCGCTGATGAAGGCTCAACGGCGCGCCTGGCTGAAACCCGCATGCTTGAAGATCAGGCTTCACAGATGCTTTCACGTGGCGATCGGAAGGTGTGGGAATCGGAAGTTGCCAACAGTGAGCGCCTGCTGGAAAACATGAATGCAGAGCGCGCCGCTATTCTCAGCGAGCAACCGGCAGGAAGTGGCAGAGACTTGTCGCGCGCACGCGCTGACAAACAAGCGAGGCTGCGTGATGTTGATCAGCGCATCGAATATTCAACCTCTCGCCTTACCGATGCGCGCAATACCCTGGCAGAACATGAACCCGGCGGCACTTTCTTTGAAGCGCGGGCAGAGTTGGCACGACGCGAACAGGCAGCTGCTGAACTCGATGCCCAGGCATTATCGTATTACCGCACACCTGATGTTAATCGTGCTGAACCTTCACCCGCTCAGACAGCACCACTGGCGGAGAACTCTCGCTCAGCACCGGCGCCATCGCAGCGTAATGCATCAGAACCTGGTGCACGCGCAGAGGATCCTGACTATCGCTATGCAGAAGAAACCCTGGCAACATCACCGGATATGAACATCACCGTCATTGATGCGGATGGAAATGCGCAGGTGCGCAGCGCGCGTGAATTGCTTGATGAAGCCAACCGCGAAAGTGAGCAGGCGGCGCAGGATGCCAGCCTTTACGATGTTGCCGTTAACTGTTTCTTGAGGGGATAAGAATGCGTCAGGAATGTATCAACGCCGTGCAGAAAGCCGCCAGCCGTAAGCTGACAGCGCAGGAAGTTCAGAATATCGAAGACCGCATCTACCGCAATATGCGCACGATTGCCCGTGACGATCCGGCGTCATGGCGAAACATGACCGATGCGGAGCGCCTGCGCCTGTCCGGACAGAAAGCTGCAGATGAGATACTGCAGGAAGCCGCGCTGAAGAAGCGCCGCGTAGCGCTGACTATTGCTGCCCGCAAGCGCCTGGATGATTTCGTTAACGCCTATCAGGGCAGGGATGGAAAGCTTGAAGCGCTGAACCGCACAATTGCGTTCCATGCTGACGGCAGATCAAACTTTCTGTCTGTGGAATCTCGCGGCAAGGCTACCCGTGATTATGCGCTGAGCCGAATTCAGGAAGCGTTTGAAGCGGTGGATCCGCGCTTTTTCCATCTCTTCGAAGATGAAGCTGGTGTGCGCGATCTGGTCTATGAAATCCGTGGTCAGGACACTGGCAACGTTAAAGCGAAAAAAGGTGCAAAGGCGTGGGCCGATGTAACCGAGCTGCTGCGCCGGCGCTTTAATGATGCGGGTGGCGATGTTGGTTTTCTGGAAAACTGGGGCGTGCCGCAACACCATTCAATGGAGAAGGTCGGACGCGTAACGCAGGAGCAGTGGGCGAGTGATGTGATCGGCAAGCTTGATCGCAAGTATTACGTCAAAGAAAACGGCGAGATGATGAATGATGCCGAAGTAATGGCATTCCTCGGCGAGGCATATACGACGATTGCCACGGGCGGGCTGAACAAGCTTAGCGATACCGGCATGCGCCTGTCAGGTTCGCGTGCTAACCGCGGCAATGCATCGCGCCAGATTCACTTTAAAGACGGTGACGCATACCTCGAGTATCAGAAGCAATACGGCGATCGTTCACTATGGGAAGTAATGGTTGGTCACCTGGAAGGCATCAGCAAAGACATCGCGTTGGTTGAAACCTATGGACCGAACCCGGATCACGTGTTCCGTTCAATGCTGGATGAGTTCACGGCTGAATCTGCCAAAGCCAATCCCGAAAGAACCGGCCGTGTTAAGCGGCTATCCAACAGCACAGAGAACCTGTACAACTTCATTGCAGGTAAAACGCAGCCGATCGCCAATCCTCACATCGCTCGCTGGTCTGACAATATCCGCAACTGGATGGTGGCGAGCCGCCTGGGTTCAGCGCTTCTGGCGTCTTTCTCCGATCTCGGCACCATGTACCTTTCAGCGAAAGTCACCAATCTCCCGATGAACCGGCTTTTCCAGAATCAGCTGGAAGCCATGAACCCGGCAAACCGCACCGAGCTGGCGCGCGCGCGTCGAGCTGGTCTTGCTATGGAGTCTCTGCTGGGAAGCGTTAACCGCTGGGCTATGGATAACATGGGGCCATCGCACTCGCGCTGGGCAGCAACGGCTGTAATGCGTGCCAGCGGCCTGACAGCGTGGTCTGACGCACACAAGCGCGCATATGGCGTCACGATGATGGGCACCCTGGGCGAAGTAGTGCAGCGCCATAGTGACATGTCACAGCTATCACCGGACGATTTCCGCATCATCAAAAGCAAAGGCGTAACAGATACTGACTGGAGCGTGTGGAAGCTTGCCGATCGCGAAGACTGGGGCAAGGGCAATGACACGATGCTGACGCCGGAAAGTATCATGCGCATTCCTGATTCTCAGGTCGCGCACCTCGGCGTGCCGGAACGCGTGAAATTTAATGCGATGCGCCGTCTACTTGGCGCGGTGGCGGAAGAAGTGGATATGGCGGTGATCACCCCAGGCGCACGCGAGCAGATGGTAACCGGTGGCGGGTTACAGCGCGGCACGTGGAAGGGCGAGCTGACGCGCAGCGTATTCCTGTTCAAGTCGTTTCCGATCTCCGTGGTCATGCGCCACTACGCGCGCGCGATGGGTATGCCGTCAGCGGGTGGCCGCGCAGCTTATATCGCCGCATTCATCGCCAGCACCACGATGCTTGGTGCGCTGTCGCAGCAGCTGAATGATATGGCATCAGGCCGCAACCCTCGCGCTATGGCAGGAGAGGATGCCGGTAAGTTCTGGCTAGGCGCGTTGCTTAAAGGCGGTGGGCTTGGTCTGTACGGCGATTTCCTCTTGTCGGATCACACTCGCTACGGCGGCGGCGCGCTGGCGTCCATGCTTGGGCCGGTGGCGGGGCTTATTGATGATGTGGTTAAGCTGGGCCAGGGCATCCCGCTAAACGCTGTGGAAGGGAAACCAGAGCAGACAGGAGGCGACCTTGTTAAGTTAGGTAAGGGGCTAATACCCGGCGCCAATCTTTGGTACGCTAAAGCTGCGCTTGACCATATGATCTTTAATCAGATGCAGGAATACTTCTCCCCTGGATATCTGCGCAAGGTCGAGCAGCGTTCCAAAAAGAACTTCAATCAAACCTACTGGTGGAGACCGGGCGACACTACCCCTGGAGACGCGCCGGACTTGCAAAAAGCTATAGGCAATTAAAATGAAGAAAGTAATTTTAGTTTTACTGGCGGCTGTATCGTTCTCCTCACTGGGCTCGACGACGTATAACCAGATCGGCGGAACCACTTACAGTAGCGATGGAACGTCATACAACCAGATAGGAGGCACTACCTATGGTAGTGACGGGTCAACCATGAACAGCATTGGCGGAACAACGTACGTCAATGATGGGAATGGGAATAGCACAAGTTACAACTCGATTGGTGGAACGACTTACGGTAGCGATGGGTCAACAATGAATCAGATCGGAGGTACCACGTACATCAACGATGGTCACGGCGGCACGACGACCTGCAACCAGATAGGTGGAACGACCTATTGCAACTGACAGACGGCCCGCATTGCGGGCTTTGTCTTTTGGAGGCTGTTGGCGTTATTACCGCTGCAGGTAAACAGGGACGGATAATTACCAGGCTTCAAAGTTTTTTTGCGCTATCCAGCAAATATTCCAGATGAGTAACCATCTCACCCTTAATCTTTCTTGCATCCTTAACATAGTTAAGTAGGGCGTTAACTTCATCCCGCGCACCACCAATATTGTTTCCCCGCTGCTCTAACTCTTCCAGAAGCCTGATGATTTTTGAATCACTGGCAAGTCTCCTAAGCCCATCATCCGTGTACAAATTTTCCGTATAGGCATCGCTGCCGGGGTAATGGTATGTGCCGTTTGGTTTCATTGAAAACGCCCTCCTGAATAAACTGTATATATATCCAGTAAATTCCGCAAGAATTTGAATGCATATGTAAGCGAAAATTATTGACGCCATTGCCAAAAAGTTCAATTACCAATTATCCATATAAGGATCGAATGCTGTAAACTTGCTGATAAATCACACACCAGGAGTCAGCGAGATGACCGTTTCAACAGTGGTTAACCACGAACAATATGATGGCAATGGTACTACCACAGTATTCCCTTACCGGTTCCGCATCCTTAAAGATAGTCACATGGTAGTAACCGCGAGCAATCCGGATGGGTTGCTGACCACGCTGGTGCTGGGTACTGATTACACAATCACCGGTGTTGGGCTGGTCAGTGGGGGTAGTGTTGTGCTGAACTCCGCCCTGGCTACTGGGTGGCAAATATCCCTGGATCGTGATTTGCCTGCCGTACAGGAAACAGATCTAAGAAATCAGGGTAAATTCTTTGCGGAGACGCATGAAGACGCCTTCGATTATCTGACGATGCTAGTGCAGCGGGCTTTATCTGTGTTTGGCTTAGCTCTTCGTAAGCCGTCTTGGATAGCGAAGTACTATGATGCTCAGGGCAACCGTATCGCTAATCTTGGAGATCCGATAAACCCGCAGGATGCATCGACTAAGGCCTATACAGATAGCGTCAACACGGCGAGCCTAAACAAAACTCTTCGTGTGCCTGAAGTCTATGTTGCACCGCTTCCCTCAATCACGGAACTCGAGGGGAAAGTAATTGGCTTTGTCGGTGGCAAGCCTGTGGGTGTACCTGTTCCGTCAGGAAGTGCGGCTGATGTTCTGATCCAGTTAGCAAAGAATACCGGTTCCGCGCTAATTGGAACAAACCATCGAGGCACTCTCGCATCAGACCTTAATGCTATAGACCGTCGACCTGATGGTTATGGTAATAGCATAGAGAACGTTCTTGCTAATGGTAAGGATGTACAGATTGAGAAAGATATCTCACAAGCATTTCCTGTAATTTTATCTCAAGAACAAGTATTTGATGGAGCTGGCGGCAAGCTGAATATAACTAGTCAAACAAGCTCTGGTGTATTAGCTGATGCAAGATCTAATGCAAATAAAGATTTCATTCGGATATCGTCAGCAAAATTATATGGAACTGTTATTGATTCTGATGGGTCCGCTGCAGCAGTTGCAGCATACGGAGCTTTTTTAAGGGATTTAGAATATCCAGTTATTGACGGGCTTTACGCAAACGGATTTACAGGAGGTGTAGCTAATATCAATACCGTATCCAGCGTTATCAAAAATGTTAGGGCTACAAATACCGTATACCATCCAACTCCTGTACGTGGAGGTTACGGAGTCTTTTTGGATGAGACTAGGCAGGCAATCATAGACGGCGTTCAGTTTGATGCTTCAAGTGCAAACAACGGCAGACATATGCTTTACGTTTCTCGAGGAGGGGGAGGAAACACTTATGACGGATGCCAGAATACTTTAGCAGTAAATATGATAGGCAAGTATAGGAATAAGGATAATAGAGATTTTTGGGGGATAAATGTTAGAAAGAGCACAAGAACTCTAGTTGGTAACACGATCATAGAGGGCGCGCCGGGTGGTGTTTCATATAATGTGGAGAATGGATACATTGAAAAGAGTATGCTTTTTAATTTAAGTGTATCTGTATTGAAGTATCAAAACGGCGTTGGGGTTTATGGCGTTACACAGACCTACGATGCATCCGATAATAAAGTGACAGGGTTTTTAGATAGTGGGCTTTCAATTGAAGTCAAACCTAAGGATTCAACTGTTAATGGTTCGGATTGTATCGGATACAGTGTAGCAGGGACAAATGGAAGAATAGCAAATCTGCTGACCAACATAAGCACCGCCGGCACTCCAATATTAATTCAGCCTGGTACTAAAAATGTCATCATTGACGGAGTACTTGATTACACTTCGGATAACAGCAGCGAGACGCTGGGTGCAATGATCACATTCACAGGAGGTGCTGGATTGTGTGACAACATAACAGTAAGGGGTGTAAAAACCCCTCGGAAAATGTTCGCTAGATTGACTGGTGTAACCAACCTTACTGTAGATTATACAAGGCAGGCAAGGATAACAGTTGCATCAGGTGTGGCAACAAAGTTTGATGACCATGAGCTAATTAGCACCATAACATTGAGTAGTACAGCCATAACGATAGTTTTCAATGCACACGCCACTCAAAAAGCTATTGAGGATGCTTCTGTTCGGCCTATAGGCGCTTATCAGGTATTTATGTCTTCAACTGCAAACAAAACTTTAGTTATAAACACGTATACTATTACTGGTGCCGTATTGAATCCTTTAACTACAGCAATCTCTCTAGGTTTAGTTTTATACAGTTAAAATGCAGGGCCGAAATTCGGCCCTTTTAATAATTATGGTTATGCCGCTACGTTTCCTTGATCTACATTTTTGATCTGTTTTTTAAATGCAGACTCTAAGTTTTTACCAAAGTTTATAAATGGTTTTTCAATTAAATAATGCAGTGCCGTAGCAATGAAAAGGCATATAAAACTTGCCAAAATAAATTTTGGCATACCAGTGGTATCCCACCACCAAGATGGCCTATAAAACTCTAAGCATTTAATTATAAGGTAGTGCGACATATACAACGAATATGATATATCACCTAAGAATACTAAAGCCTTATAACTTTTAAATCCTATTGACTTATCATAAGTTAAGCAACCAACCAGCAGAGTTAAAGACCATACTCCAAAAGATGTTAACCCGAATCCGTATGTTTTTGATAAAAAATACATTGATAGAAATATAAGTAAGCAAGAATAATAAATTATGGCAGAGTAATTTCTTTCAATCTTAACTCCCGAGCTGTAAACATAATAAAGTGTCATGCCTATTACAAATTCAACCAGTATGGGTGAACTTACAAACCTAATCAGCCCGTTGTTTACGTTTACAGCTGCGTCTGCGGAAAGAGAGAACTGACTCGAGAAAATTAATTGTAGAATTACAATTGGTAAGATGATTAGTAATGATGATATCAACAATCTATACTTATGGCTCAATGCCATAGACACCATGAAAATAAAGTAAAAATAAACTTCATAACCAAGAGTCCAAGCTGGGCCTAAAATGTTAAAGCCAAAGCCTGGTGATTGCTTAGAATAATTATTGTGTATAAACAAAGCCGATCTGAACAGTTCATTGGAAGAATGATATCCATATACCGTAAATATCCCAATAACAAATATAAAAATAAACAATGGATATATTCTAAAGAATCTTCTTACAATAAATGTAAGTGATTTCACAGGCTTGTGTGTTGCTAGGGCGATTATAAAACCACTTATCATAAAAAATAAGTCGACGCCAAACGCACCGGCTCCAAAAATCTTTGTTCCTAAATCTAAATTTTGCGTATATACGCCATCTAGAAAGCTTCTGAAGTGGAAAAAAACGACTAGCAGCGCAGCTATTCCACGCAAGTGGTGGACGCAAATTACTTTATTGTTCATTGTGCTGACTCAGTTTTGAGTTTGAATGATATTCAATTGATAGCAGAAGAATCTGGAAAATTATAAACCAATCTTATCAGTTATAAAGACTTTGGCAAGAATTTGTAAAGGAAATGCTTACATGTGCAGGCTTGGGGGAAGAATACCACCTGCACGGCAGTTAAGATAAACCCTAAATTACCAATAACCCACATATGCATTATTGTGTATAGTACCGCCATTAACTACGATGGAGGTGTGCTATGCACTGTGCAGGTGGTTTCCATGACTGATCCAATATCAAGCGCTGGGACAACCGCTGTCATCAGCGGCCTAAGCGGGTCGGCGTGGCTCAGTTTTTTCTATGGTGTTCCCCCTGAAGTGGTGCTTGGTGCGTTCTCTGGATCGGTAATTTTCGTAACAGCCGCCCAGGAATACCCGATTAAACGCCGTCTTCTTCTGGCTCTTGTCAGCTTCATTGCCGGCATACTGGTTTCACGTCCTGCCGCTGGCATTCTTATCGCCATCATTTCCAAGTGGGCCTCTGTTGGCCCGGATGCGGTCGAGGTGAAATCAGCATATGCAGGTGCTGCGCTGATTATGTCAGTCGTCGCTGTCAAAGGTTTGATGTATCTCTACCGGCGCTCGGGCAATCCACAGGGCAGCTCTGAATAGAGGTAACGATCATGACAACGTATGACCTGCTACAGCTTTCGAATGCCATTCTGTGCGGCGTGATCGTAATGCGTCTTCTCACGTTCCGCCGCGAGAGCGCTACTCACAAACCGGCGGGGAGCTGGCTGGCCTACGCCATTATTGTGATCTGCGCTTCCGTTCCCATCCGCATCTCTTACGGCTACCACGTCAGCACTGACTGGGCCGACCTCCTCATAAAAATCCTGCTGTGTGGTGCGCTGCTGAAAACGCGCGGCAATGTCATGCAGCTTTTCACCATCGCTCACCGGGGAAAGAAACGTGAAAATCTCAGATAACGGTATCGCCGTGATTAAGCATTTTGAAGGGCTGGCCACGAAGGCCTATCCGGATCCTGCTACCGGCGCCGCGCCGTGGACAATCGGGTATGGCCACACCGGTACCGATGTTCGTCCGGGCATCGTATGGAATCAGGCGCAGGCCGAATCGGTGCTGAAGTCTGACATAGCTGCGTTTGAATCGATGGTCAGCAATGCGCTGATCACCACTGTTAGCCAGGCGCAATTTGATGCGCTGGTGTCGTTCTGCTTTAACGTCGGTCCGGGTAGAAAGGGCGTGAAGGATGGTCTGCTGGTGCTGAAAAACGGTAACCCTTCCAGTCTGCTGCGGCTCACTAATGCGCGTGACTTTGATGGCGCGGTGCGTCAGTTCAAATACTGGAGCAACGCAAACGGCAAACCGTTCAAAGGTCTGGTGCGCCGTCGCGCTGCTGAAGCTGCGTTGTACTCGGGCCTTGATTGCGCTGCAGCAATTGCGCGCGGCATGGCGGCCGCATGATATTCGCGTTCCTGAAAGCGTACTGGAAGCCACTGGCGGCGCTGCTGCTGGTGGTGGGCGCTTTGTGGCTGGTTCATCACCTGGGTTATTCCTCCGGCCACGCCGCTGCTGATTCCGCCTGGCAGGGTAAGTGGAATCAGCGCGATAAGGATGATGATGCCGCGCGGCTGGCGTTCACACAGGAACAGCGGCGCATTGAGCTGGCTCGCCAGGCAAGCATTGATCAGATACAGAGAGAAGCCGATGAAGAGAACCGCAAAGCGAATGCTGCCCGCGCTGCTGCTCAGCTTGCTGCTGGCAGGCTGCAGTCTGGGATTGAGAACGCAATCACCCAACTACAGCAGCGACGTGGCAGCGATACCGGAACTACCTCCGGGGGCAAGGTTGGGGCCAGCACCGGCGATCTGCTTGCCGACCTGTACAGAGAACTTAACCAAACGGCAGGGGAGCTGGCAGACGAAGCTGACCGGCGCGGACGTGTTGCCTTAGCATGCGAAAGGTCATACGATGCGATCCGCAACAGATCAATAATCCCGCCTAAAAAATAGTCACTTCATTCTAGAAACGGTACGGCAGACGGTATGTAATCATCAGTCCGCTAGCTACCATCAATTAAATCATGCAGTTAAATATTTAGGGCACAATAGCATTAGTGTCATCTTGTCGCTGTAGTGTTGTGGCTCGCGGTTGCCCCGTTGCAACCTGTTATCCAGACATCTGACCACGACGGAGCATTGATTATGGCACTCACTGCTGTGCAACCGGCAAAATTGCAACATACCGTTATCGATCCTAGCGTGCGTATGCGCGAAACCCACATTGGCGAGCAGTGTGAAGTGCTGGCAGAGAGTTATCTTGAGTACAGCGAATTGGGGGATTTCTCCTATCTGGGCGAACACTGCTGCATCGCCGATACCCAGATTGGGCGCTTTACGGCTATTGCCAATCACGTGCGACTGGGTGCGCCCAATCACCCGATGGATCGCGCCTCACAGCATCGATTCACCTATTGCCCGGAATATTATGATGCGCAGGCAGAGCGCGATAATGGCTTTTTCGCCGATCGTCGTGCCGATCGCGTGATTGTGGGTAACGATGTATGGATTGGTCATGGCGTGATTGTGCTGCCGGGCGTGACCATCGGCGATGGTGCGGTGCTGGCGGCGGGCGCGGTGGTCACCAAAGATGTGCCGCCGTATACCATTGTTGGTGGCGTACCCGCCAAAGTGATTCGAACGCGTGTTGCTGCGGACATTGCCGCCCAGCTGCAGGCGATTGCCTGGTGGAACTGGCCGCTGGAGAAGCTCATGGCGAATCTGGCAGATTTTCAGTCATCCGACCTTGCCGCGTTCTGCCAGCGGCATGGCAAGTAACTATCGCGCAAGCGTCATTTGGCGTTGCCGATAATCTCAAGTAAACTCAAAATACCCCATTTTTGAGATTGCTTGAGATGAAATTACGTCGTCCACCTACTCAACTTATTGATTCTTTGCAAGTCAATGAGATCAACGCGCTGCTAACGACTTATGCAGAGTGGGATGAACGCTATCTTCATTTTGATGAGCTCTATCGCCGTATCAGTGATAACAAAACACGTGAAAAGTTATGGAGCGCGTTGAAATTTAAGCGGCGTGGAACGGCACAGCACTTTGTTATTGCTGACGAGAGCGTCACCTGTAACTTAACGCCCAGAATCACCGCGGCCATCTCGCTGGTCGACCGCATGACCTTTGCCCGTAATGGGGAGCCAACGAATGAGGATGCCGCCTCCTATTTGATGTCGCAGTTGATCATGGAAGAGGCGATTTCATCTAGCCAGTTAGAAGGCGCGGCGACCACCTCACGTGTGGCCATGGAGTTGCTGGCAGTTGGACGAGCACCGCGCAACGAAGATGAAAGCATGATCATGGGCAATTGGCGCCTGATGCAGCACATTGCCACGCTAGGCGATGCTCCGCTAACCCGCGCCGATATTTTGGAAATTCATCACATCGCCTGCACGGGCATCAATGATGCGAAATATCGCCCAGGTGAAGTCCGTGATAATAACGATGTCTATGTTGCAGGACGTGATGGTGAAATCATTCATCAGCCACCAGACTATCAGCGGCTCAATGGCCTTTTGGACGCGCTATGTGCCGAAGTTGCCCGGCTGGAACAGCAGGGCTCGCATCCATTACTGGTGGCCTGCGTCATTCATTTTGCTATCGGCTATATACATCCTTTCAATGATGGTAACGGACGTACCGCGCGCGGGCTGTTTTACCATCATCTCATTCGACAGGGTTACAGTGCTTTCCGCTACATCTCCATCAGCAAATTATTAAAGGCAGCAGCGGTAAAGTACGGCATTTCCTATCTCTATAGCGAAACGGATGAGATGGACCTGACCTATTTCGTGCAGTTTCAGTGTGAAGTAGTCATGCGCGCAGTCAACGCTTTCACTGAGCAAATTGCCACGTTACATGAAGAGCGAGAACGTTTGGTCACGTGGGTTGAGCAACATATGACATTAGCTAAAGGTGAGCTGGATATTATGGCTATCGCGCTCAATGCACCGGGTTCGTTACTCAGTTCTGCCGGCATCAAAACACGTCTCGGCATTGCCGATAACACTGCGCGGGCGCGCTTAAAAAGCCTCGCCGAGCAAGGACTACTGCGTCCACTGAAGGATGGAAAAGGGACGGTGTATCAGGCACCCGTTTCGTTGCGCAAGCTGCAAGAGTGGTTGAAAAAACGTGAAGGCAAATAG